GCCCACCACCCCCGCCGCACAGCCGTGGCCCGACGGCGTCATCGCCCGCTACCTCACCGTCGCAGGCGCCACCGTCGACATCCGAGGCAGCGAGCACAGTGCCGCGATGACGTGCCTCGGGTGCGACGAGGGCTACGCCTCGTTCGGCCTGCGCCGCACCCGCGAACTGGCCCAAGGCCATGCGGAGAAGTGCCGTGCCCTGCCCCGCCCGGCGGTGACCGCATGAGCTACGAACCCCCCATCTGCGGCGGCTGCGGCGGCCAAGGCGGAGCCCCCGAGACCACCCTCAACGAGGACGGCAGCCAGGTCACCGTCTTCCGCACCTGCGGCACCTGCCACGGACGGGGGCGCGCCTGATGGGCCTCTTCTCCTGGCTCGCCGGTGGCAACGACCGCGCCCTCGCCGAATCGCAGTACGCCGGCCGCGAGTCCGCTCCGGACCGCGCCTCCCGCATCCGCCGCGAGAAGCACCGCGCCCGAGTCGCCCGCGACGGCGACGCAGCCGGCACGCAGATGCCGCGCCGCTACCGCAAGCACAACGGCTGACCCACCCAGACCGCCGCCCCCTCGCGTACTCGTTCCCCCACGGCCGCGAGGGGGCGGCCTTGCTCGGCTCCCAGGAGAGCACCGTGAAGACGCCCACCGGCGACCGCCCCCAACTCACGACCCTGCAACGCAAGCTCATCGCAGCCGTCGCCGCAGGGGCCGCCGCGATCGCCGCAATCGGCTTCATCGGCTCGTACGCTGCGGTCGCCAAGCTGGCCAAGGCGAAGCAGTTCGGTGACTTCGCCATGATCTTCCCGATCGGTATCGACGCCGGCATCCTCGTACTGCTCGCCCTTGACCTGCTCCTCACGTGGCTGCGCATGCCCCTCGCCATGCTGCGCCACACCGCCTGGCTGCTCACCGCCGCCACGATCGCCTTCAACGCCGCCGCAGCCTGGCCCGACCCCATCGGCACCGGCATGCACGCCGTCATTCCGATCCTGTTCGTCGTCGTCGTCGAGGCCGCCCGGCACGCCATCGGCCGCACCGCCGACATCACGGCCGGCCGCCACATGGAGTCCGTCCGCCTGGTGCGGTGGCTGCTCGACCCGATCTCCACCTTCCGGCTGTGGCGGCGGATGAAGCTGTGGGAGTTGCGCTCGTACGACGACGTGATCCGGCTGGAGCAGTCCCGGCTCATCGAGCGGGCCCGGCTGCGCGCCCGCTACGGATGGCGATGGAGGAGCAAGGCCCCCGTCTCAGCGGTCATGGCTCTGCGGCTCACTCGGTACGGCCGGGCCATCGCCCCCGTCTCGGGTGTCCTCAACATTGAGCCCGTCCCGGCTCAACCCGAACTACCGGCGGCTCAGCCCACCGTGAGCCGTGAGCCCGGCCCCGGTGAGCCTGAGCCGGTCGACTACGAGACGACCGTTCACACCGCCCTCGTCGTCGCCGCGACCGAGCCGGTATTCGCGCCCGCCTTGGAGCCCCCGCCCCCCGCTGACCTGCCCGTCTCACGTGAGTCCGTCTTGAGCCCGGCCGAGCCGACCGTCGTGAGCCGCGCCGCGCTGAGCCCTGAGCCCACCAGTGAGCCGGAGACCGACGAGCGGGAGCAGCAGATCACACGACTTGCCGCCCGGCTCAAGCAAGGGGAGCGGCTCACCAAGACCACCGCCGCCGAAATCCTCGCCGTGAGCCCAGCGACCGCGGGCCGACGGCTCAAGGACGCACGCGAGCGGATCAACGAAGGAACGGGGTTCTACCCGTGAGCCTCCTCTGGCCCATCGCCGCACTCCTCGGCGCGGCCGGCCTCTACGCCGTCGCACCCCGCCGCGCCCCACTCCTGTACCTCGGCCCGGTCGTCTGCACCGTCGCCCTCATCACTCTCGCCGCGGTCTACGTCGCGGCCGTCTGGAGCCACTGATCCCCATGCCGAACACCGTCATCAACCTCGGCGGCGTCGCCCTCGGCGTCGGCGTCATCCTCATGTCCCTGCTCCGCTGGTGGTTCCAGGAGAAACACCGGTGGGCCGCCCTCGTACCGTTCGCCCTCGCCCACATCTACGGCCTGCTCGCCGCGCTCGCCACGTTCACCGCCTGGTCCGCCCTCGGCATCATCACCTGGGCCGCCATCTGGATCGGCAACGTGGCTGGGTACGCGGGCCTGGTGTGGGGCGTCGGCGGCCACTCTCCGCTCGTCGTCCGCGGCCAGCCGGTCGTCCTCACCGACGGCGGGTTCGTGATCGTGTTCCTGTTCACGCTGGTGTTCATCGCTCTGCTGAAGTGGGCGCCCCGGGTGCCGAACGGGAAGCTCGTCCTGGGGGCGTTCTCCGGGGTGTGCCTGGCCCTGTCCGGGAACGTGGCGGGGATGGCCGCGGTGCCCCTCGGCAGCGCCGTGAACATGCTCGGCGTTGGGTTCACGGGGACGTTCGCATGAGCGCCGACGAGCAGCCTGAGGCTCAGGAGCAGGCCGACGAGGCGGGGGAGTCGGGCGGGATGAGCGAGCGGACGGCCAAGGCTGTCCTGCTCGGCATCGCGGCCGGGGCGCTGTTCGGGGTCATCGCCGCGTTCCCGTGGATTGCGTACGTCATCGTCGGGATCCTGGGCACGCTCGGCTGGCAGAAGACGGCCGGATGGCGCGCACGCCGCCGGGACGCCGACGAGGACGAACCGGAGGGTGAGGAGCCGGACGTCGGGGAGGCGCTGCGCCGCCTCGTCGGCGACGACAAGGGCGTCCTCCTCACCCGCCTTCGCGACGACCTGGAGCTCCCCGACACGAAGGCCGTGAAGGCTCTCCTCGCCGCCGAGGGCATCCCGTGGAAGGCCGTGCGCACGCGTGAGGGGAACGGGCCGGCCGTGCACCAGGACGACATCCCGGCCGTCCCGTCCCCTGTTGCCGAGGGGCATGGCGGCGGTTGTTGTTGCAGGTCACACGGCAACACCAACGGCAACAACAGCGGGGAGGAGGAGCCGGAAGAGGGGTTGCGTGTAGTGCGCATCGGCACCGACGGGAAGATCGTCTACGACCCGAAGGACACCATCCGACACCACACCGTCCAGTAGCACACCCCACACCTGGGCCCTGCCGCGAACTCTCCCGCGGCGGGGCCTTCGTACGCCATCCTGAGCCCATGCCTGCCGCGATCCGGTTCACCGGAGAAGACAAAGACCTCACCCTCGACGAGCTCGCCGAGTTCATCGACCGCGCGCGTAAGGCCGGCGTGCCCGGCGGCAATCCGGTTCGGGCGGAGCTGTCGACGAGCGGAAAGATCAAGGAAGTTGAGGCCGCGCTCGACGAGGACGACGACTGACGACCTGCCACACTGGACGCTGCGCGCCGGGTAACGCCCGGCACCAGGCCCCGCCGTTCCCTCCGTGACGGCGGGGCCTCACTCGTTCGGGTGACTGGCGGTGCACCCGACACAGGTCTACGGTCGGAGGCCGGATCAACCGCCGGGGGCTCTGCGTGTTCGCAGCGCGCAGCGGGAACGGCCGAGCTGCGACGGCCTCCCCGATGGCGGACGATCCCCTGGCGGCGCCCCACTCTTCCAAGGACGTTGGGGCGCCGCCTCATGTCACAACACGGACACACCGCCTTCACGTCGCGCGCACACGGCCGATGATGCCCTCCTGCACACCGAACACCCTGGGGGACACATGACCCACGACGCGCCACCACCCATGCCCGACTTCCCGCCCCCGTCTCCGCCGCCGGCACCGAAGAAGCCCCGCAACTGGGTCATCATCGGCTCAGCCGCTGCCGTCATCGCAGCCGTCATCGGGACCGGCGTGTTCGTCGTCAACTCCCGCGACGACGACAGCAGGCCGGCCGCAGCCGCCACATCGAGCGCCCCGAGCGAGGACGCGGTGACGGCCGCCGATACGGCGGACCCCACGCCGTCGTACGCCGAGGCCAGCACCGACGACTTCTCGATCGACCTGAAGACGAAGAGCAAGCAGTGCTTCGGGTCTGCGGGCTGCAACATGACGGTCGAGCCGGAGTTGACCTTTCTGGGTGTCAGTGGGGTGCTTGATCCGGATGCGGTGTATGAGATCACCTATGAGATCCGTGGCGACCAGTCTGGCCCGGTCATCGCGACGGCGGAGCTGACGGATCAGACGAGTCTGAGTTACACGCCGTCGCTGATCAGTACGGCTTCGGCGGGTACGAAGGTGTCGGTGGAGATCACCGACGTTACGACCCAGGGCGGATGAAGCCACAAGAACGACACCTCGATGCCCTGTTGGCCCCACCGTTCCCCTGACGGCGGGGCCTTCACGCGGGAGGATCAGGCTATGAAGCTCTGCAAGTGCGAGGCCGAACAGATTGAGGTGCCCACCTACGGCGACACTGGCACGGGCCGGATGCCCTATGTCTGCGCAGGCTGCGGCTCGCGGTACAGCGAGCCGCACAACTGGGCGCACGCATTCGGCGGAGTGACCGCCGAGGAGGTCGTCACGTGGCTGGAGTCTGACGAGTTCCGCACCCGAGCGCGCCGTCTGGGCGTCACCGCCGAAGAGGCACTACGCCCGTAGTTGCAATCCACGCGATCATGCCTCACCATGGGCCGCAGATCTGGCATGCCCGGAAACGATCACAACGACTGCGGCATGATGCCCCCTCAGCAACAACATCCCTGGGGGGAACCATGCGCATCCGCCACACCATCGCAGCCGTAACCATCACCGCCCTCGCACTCGCCGCCTGCTCCAGCAACGACAGCAGCAGCGAACAGCCCGCGCCGGACTACAAGGTCGTCGAGCAGGACGACTCCGGAAACCAGCGACAGATCACCGTCGAGGTCAACACCACGAAGAACCTGCGGGCCGTCTTCGACAACGTCACCAAAGACCTGAACGACGACGCCGGATACTTCGTCTGGATCAACTGCTCCACAGGCGGCACGAAGTCCGTGGACAACCGCCTCGCCAACGGGAAGTACGCGCACGGCAACATCGGCGCCGCAGCGACAGGACTGGAAGACGGCGGAACCGAGTTCTCCACGAACAAGGGCCGCAGCTGCCCGGCGAAGAACTGACCCACCCCTAGACCGGCCCGGCCGCCACCGTCCAGCGGCCGGGCCTTCGCACGCCCACAGGGAGGTGACCACGTGGCCGTACGCAAGGACATGCGCCTAGTCACCGACAAGGAGAAAGCCGAGATCATCCGCCTCCACGGCGAAGGCCTCGGCCGCAACGAGATCGCACGCCGCGTCGGCCGCGCCCAGCGCACCATCAGCGTCGTGTGCTCGGACGCCGGCCTCGAATTCGACGTCACCATGACCGAAGAGGCCACCCGGCATCGCGTCGCCCAGCTCGCCGACCGCCGGTCCATGCTCGCCGAGGCGCTCCAGGACGACGCCGAACGCCTCACTGAGCAGCTGTGGCAACGGGCGAAGGTCTTCAACATCGGCGGCAGCGGCAACACCTACACCGAGCACGAGGTCGACGAGCCGCCCGCCGACGCGAAGAAGAACCTGATGGCCGCGGCCGGCATCGCCATCGAGAAGAGTCTGAAGCTCGTCCCGCCGGAGCGCGAGGACCTGGAAGGCCTGGCCGCCGTGGACCAGTGGCTGAGGGGGATGATGCCCGGCGCCGAGTGACGGGGGGCGACGATGTTCACTCCCCTCGCCGGTAAGGCGCTACGGGCAACTCAACTCGCGGCCGCGCGCGGCAATCTGTGGGAGGGCGCGGTCCGGTCCGGCAAGACGATCGGCTCGATCATGGTGTGGCTGCGGTACATCCGCACCGGCCCGCCTGGCGCCCTGCTCATGGTCGGCAAGACCGAGCGCACCCTGAAGCGGAACATCATCGACGTCATCGAGCAGATGATCGGCAAGAAGCGCTGCGTCTACCGCGCGGGCGCGGGCGAGGTCGTCATCTTCGGCCGCACGATCTACGTGGCTGGCGCGAACGACGAGAAGGCCGTCGACAAGATCAAGGGCCTCACGCTCGCGGGCGCGTACATGGACGAGGTGACCACGTACCCGCAGACGTTCTTCCAGATGCTGGAGACCCGCCTGTCGGTGGAGGGCGCGCAGTGGTTCGGCACCACGAACCCCGAGGGTCCGAACCACTGGTTGAAGAAGCAGATCCTCGACCGGGCCCGACTGCACCTGCGCCGCGACGGGACGCTGGCCGAGACGCAGGACCCGGACGCCCTAGACGTTCACCGCTTCAGCTTCGTCCTCGAAGACAACCCCAGCCTGCCGCCCACGTACGTCGCCTCGCTGAAGAAGAGCCACCAAGGCCTGTTCTTCCGGCGGTACATCCTCGGCGAGTGGTGCCTCGCGGAGGGCGTGATCTACGACGCGTTCGACGAGGCGCGGCATGTCGTCGACCTGGTGCCGGAGATCTCGCGGTGGATGTGCGTGGGCCTGGACTACGGCACGGTGAACCCGTTCGCTGCGCTGCTGATCGGGGCGGGCACGGACAACCGGCTGTACGTGGCGAGCGAATACCGGCACGACTCGCGGGTCGCGCGCAGACAGATGACGGACGCCCAGTACAGCGCCGGGGTCCGCCAATGGCTGGCGTCGTACGAGCACCGAGGGCAGAAGGGCGTGGCCCCTTCGTGGATCTTCGTGGACCCGAGCGCGGCCTCCTTCATGACGCAGCTGTGGTCGGATGGCGTGCCAGGTGTGGCGAAGGCCGACAACGAGGTGAAGGACGGCATCCGCAGCGTGTCCACGGCGTTCGGCGCGAACATCCTGTCGATCCACCGCTCGTGCACGGGCCTGCTGGAGGAGCTACCTGCGTACGTCTGGGACGAGAAGGCGTCCGCGAAAGGGGTCGACCAGCCGCTGAAGGTGGACGACCACAGCGTGGACGGCTTGCGGTACGGGCTGCACAGCTCGGTGGATGAGTGGCGGCATCTGCTGCCGGTGACGAGCCTGGAGGTGGCGGCGTGATCGGCAAGTCCCCAGTGCCGCCCTTCCCTCGATGGACCGGCGTGAAGGCCACGATCGGGCCGCCCTCCGGCCATGTCGTCACCCATCACGGGGACGGCCTCAGGTCCGTCGCCGTCCCGGTGTCCGTACGACTCACTCGTCGCGCCCGCCTTTGGGCGCGCTGGCGCATGCTCACGGGGAGGTGGCCGATCGATGGCGCTCCCTGAGAAGGCCACCGCGTGGCCGCCCATCCACCCCGCCATCCAAGCCGACATGGCCGACTGGGCCGCCTGGTTCTCCGCCAACCCCGACCGCCTCGCCTACCGCTACCAAAACCGGCACCGCGACAACGCCCGCTTCGGCCCCCCACAGAACCGGCCCAGCACCTACCGCGGCGGCGTCGTCGGCCGCGTCGCCCGCTGGTTCTGGGGCGAACCCACCCCCCTCGGCGAGAAGCGCGCCAACCTCCACATGCCGCTCGCCCGCGACATCGCCCGCACCAGCAGCGACCTCCTGTACTCCGAGCCGCCCTCACTGAAGGCCGAGAACAAGGCCACCCAGGAGCGCCTCGAAACGCTCATGGACCTCGGAATGAAGCGCACCCTGATCGCGTCCGGAGAGACCGGCTCCGCGCTCGGCGGCACCTACCTGCGGATCGTGTGGGACGACGCAATCCGGCCCGGCCCGTGGATCAGCATGGTCCACGCCGACGGCGCAGCACCCACGTTCGCGCACGGCGACATCCTGCGGGCCGTAACGTTCTGGACCGTCCTCGTCTGCGACGGGCAGCGCATCGTACGGCACCTGGAGCGGCACGAGCCCGGGCTGATCCTCCACGGCGTCTACGACGGCACCGAGCAGAACCTCGGTAAGCCCCTGCCGCTCGACGCCTTCGAGGAGACAAAGGACTACCTACCCGTCCGGCAGCTACCCCCAGGGATGGAGAAGCGGCTCGCCGTCTCGTACATCCCCAACACGATGTTCGCCCCGGACTGGCGGGACATCCCCGGCGCGGCCGGGCTCGGCACGTCGGACTACCAGGGAGCGGAGACGTTCCTCAGCGCGGTCGACGAGACGTACACCAGCTGGATGCGGGACGTGCGTCTCGCGAAGAGCCGGATCATCGTCCCCGCCGGCTACCTCCTGTCGAACGGGCCGGGCATGGGCGCGGTGTGGGAAGACCGCGACGTGTACGCCCCAATGAACGTGCCCCCCACCTCGGACCACCAGATCACCCTGAACCAGTTCACCATCCGGCACGAGGAGCACCGGGCCACGATCGAGGAGCTGGTCGGCAAGGTCATCCGGAACGCGGGCTACTCGGGCGGCACGTTCGGCGACGACTCCGAAGGGCCAGCCGCCACCGCCACGGAGATCAAGGCCCGCACGGCGCGCAGCATGAGCACCCGCGCTCGCAAGGCAGAGCTCGCCGCGACCGGGATCGCGGAAATCGTCGAAGTGCTGCTCATGCTGGAAGCGTCCGGGATGTTCCCTGGCGTCTCCGGGGTGGAGGTCGAGCGGCCGGACGTGGTGTTCCAGGACTCGGTGCAGGACGACATCAAGACCCTCGCCGAGACGGCCGCGCTGCTTCAGCAGGCGGAGGCCGCGTCGACCGAGGCGAAGGTGCAGCTGCTCCACCCGGACTGGGACGAGCGTGAGCAGGCAGAGGAGGTCCGGCGGATCCAGAAGGAGACCGGCCGTCTCGTCGAGGACCCGCTCACCCTCGGCGCGGACCGGCCGGCCTTCGGCGCTCAGACCGACGGCGAGGATCCGGTGGCCAGCGAGGCCGCGGCGGAGTACGGCAGCGCCGAGGAGTAGCGGGGGTGGCTCATGCCGGTCAGCCCCGACATGGCCGAGGATCTCGCAGCCGCCGTCTCCGCGCTGTACGAGCAGGCCGAGCTGGCGTTGATCGAGAAGGTCGCCAGCGCGCTCGCCGAGGGCCTCGACTCGCCGCTATGGACCGAGCTCAAGCTCCACGCGATCGGTCACCTGCGCACGGCGATCGAAGACATCATCGCCGCGCTCCAGGCTGACGCGGTCGGCGCGATCCATCAGGCTGTGGCCGAGGCGTACGACCGTGGGGCGCAGGCCGCTGTGGCCGAGCTCGGCGCGGTGGCGGTGACGGCTCCGGCGATCCCTGCGGGTGCGCACGCTGTTGACCGGTTGGCGGCGGCGCTGGTGCAGGAGACGGGCCCGGCGCACGTTCGGATGCTGCGCCAGGGCCTGGACGTGTACCGGCAGGTGATCGCCGAGGCCACATCGGCTCCCCTTCTGGGGGCGACGACCCGCAGGGAGGCAGCGGGTAGGGCGCTCGCGAAGTTCGCGGACCGTGGCGTGACGGGTTTCGTGGACCGGGCCGGGCGCCCGTGGAACCTGACGTCGTACGTCGAGATGGCCACGCGCAGCGCGCTGGGCCGGGCGGCCGTGGAAGCGCACACGGAGCGGCTCGGCGCCGCGGGTGTCGACCTGGTCGTTGTGTCGGATGCGCCGGAGGAGTGCGAGCGCTGCAAGCCGTGGGAGGGGAAGGTGCTGCGGCGCGAGGGCCCGTCCGGCCCGGACACGGTTGAGGTCGAGCACGCCACGGAGGACGAGCGCATGGTCCGTGTCCGCGTGGCCGGGAGCCTGCCGGAGGCCCGGGCGGCTGGGCTGATGCATCCGAACTGTCGTCACTCGATCTCGATCTACCTGCCTGGGCTGACGCGGCCGAGGCCGAAGCCACCCGCACGGGCGACGTACGAGCAGACGCAGAAGCAGCGCTACTTCGAGCGGCAGATCCGGGCGTGGAAGCGCCGCGCGGCCGCCGCTGTAGACGACGGCCAGCGCACGCGGGCAAACGCGCGGGTGCGCGAGTACCAAGGCCGCATCCGGGAGTTGGTCGCCGACACCGGCCTGCCTCGCAAGAGCCGCCGCGAGCAGATCGACGTAGCGGCCCGGCCAGCGACGGCCGAGCAGCCCGCACGTCCGGCCCGGCGCGCGGTGCGCTGACACAGACTTCCGGCCGCCGCACGGCAGGCCGGGCAACCCGAAACGGGAGATCACCATGCAGGTCCCTTTCAGGCGCGCGAGCGCCTTCAAGCACCCGCTCGCAACCCACTCGGCCCTGGAAGTACTCGGCTACCGCCGCAACGGCGCACCGATCTACGCCATCGCGGGTGGCAACGGCGAGGGCGAAGGCGGATCCGACTCCAGCGGACAGTCCGGATCCGGTGAGTCCGGCGAGTCCGGACAGGGCGGCGGCAGCGGCAGCGGTCAGGCGGCTGACCAGGGCGGACAGCAGTCCGGCCAGGAATCCGGCAAGTCCGGATCCGACACGGACGGCGAAACCGACTGGAAGACGCACGCCCGCGAGTGGGAGAAGCGCGCCAAGGCCAACGCCAAGGCCGCCGAGGAGCTGGAGAAGCTCAAGCAGCAGAGCATGACCGAGCAGGAGAAGGCCGTCGCGGCAGCGGAGAAGGCAGGCCGCACGGCCGCCGCTCAGGAGTCCGCAGCCGAGATCGAGAAGCGCGATGTCCTCATCCGCGAGCTGACGGTCAAGGACGCGGTACGCGACCGGGCCGAGAAGCACGGCGCGAAGGCGTCCGCCCTCCTCGACTCCGTCACCTTCCGTCAGAAGATCGCCGACCTCGACCCCAGCGCCAAGACGTTCGGCGCCAACCTCGACGACGCCATCAAGGCCGCTGTCAGGGACAACCCGAGCTTCGCAGCCCAGACCGCCGGCAAGAGCGGCGGCGACCTGTCCGGCGGCACCGGCGAAGGCGCCGCGAAGAAGCGCACCGGATCGCTCGCGGGGGCGATCACGAACCACTACCAGACCTGACCCTCAGGGAGAACCCCATGCCCGTGACGCTCGCTCAGGCGCAGCTCAACACTCAGGCGGATATCGACTTTTCCGTCATCGACAACCTCCGCCGCAACAGCTGGCTGCTGAACAACTTCGTCTGGGACGACACCGTCACCCCGGGCACCGGCGGCGGCTCCCTCACCTACGGCTACACCCGGCTCCTCGCCCCGTCCACGGCGGCGTTCCGCCGGTTCAACGAGGAGTACGTCCCCTCGCAGGCCTCCCGCGAGCGGAAGTCCGTCGAACTGCACCCGCTGGGCGGCGCGTTCACCGTCGACCGTAAGCTCGCCAGGCTCGGCCCGGCCGCCTCCAACGAGATCAGCTTCCAGCTCGCGCAGAAGCTCACCTCCATGAGGACCCGCTTCCAGCAGGAACTCATCCTCGGCGACACCGCCGTCGACGACGCCGGATTCGACGGCCTCGACAAGGCCCTCACCGGGCAGTCCACCGAGTACCTGCCGCTCAACGAGGGCGTCACCACGGGCTACCTCAACTGGAGCCCAGCGGCGGTCACGTCCGAAGACCTCGCCATGGCGGCTTTCGACTCGTTCGACGACTTCCTCTCCCGCATCATGGGCTCACAGACCGGCTCCGGCGACACCGGCGCCGACGGATCCATCCCGGCCGGCGTCAAGGCGATCCTCGGCAACACCACCTCCATCGCCCGCATCAAGTCCCTGGCCCGCCGCGCATCCCAGTTCACCTCGGACCGCGACAGCCTCGGCATGCAGATCGAGCGCTACGGCGACTGGGTCCTCGTCGACCTCGGCGACCGCGCCGACGGCTCCGCCCCGATCATTCCGATCCGGTCGGCGGACACCGACGGCGGCGGCGCCGGCGGCACCATCACCGGCCTCACCGACATCTACGCGGTGTCGCTCGGCCTGGACGCCTTCCACGGCGCGTCCATGGCGGGCACCCCGCTCGTCGAGACGTTCCTCCCCGACTTCAGCCAGCCCGGCGCGGTCAAATCCGGCGAGGTCGAGATGGGCCCGGTCGCGGCAGTTCTCCGGAACACCAAGTCGTGTGGGGTGCTCAGGAACGTAAAAGTCCGCTAATTAAGGTCTCTGACCTGCGATAATTGCGGACAAGAGACCCCGGCGAGTGCGCTAACACTCCCGGGGCATGGCCGACCTGGTGAAAGCAGGATCGACATGTCTCAGCGTACCTGCGCCGTGGACCGTTGCGAGCGCCCGTGTTACCACTCACAGGAGTGGTGCAAGGCGCATTACGGCCGGTGGAAACGCTCGGGCGACGTTCAGGCGCACGTGCCGCTCCAGCAGAAGAAGCCCCAGGGCGCGAAGTGCTCGCTCGGATGCGACGCTCCGCCAATCGCTCGCGGCTGGTGCGTCATGCACTACAACCGCTGGCGGCTGAAAGGGGATCCTGGCCCGGCTGTTCGGCTGTACCAGAAGAGCGATCCCACCGCCTCAGACAAGACGTGCTCAGCGTGCAAGCTGGTCAAGCCGAAGACGGACTTCTACGGCGAGTCCCGAAATGGCGACGGCTGCATGTCTGTCTGCAAGGCGTGCTTCGGCCTACAGCAGCGTGACCGCACGCTGCGCAGGAAGTACGGCGTGAGCGCCGAGCAGTACGACGCAATGGTGGCGGCCCAGGACGGCCGCTGCCTCATCTGTAAGAACCCACCGCCCCCAGAGCAGAGAGGTCTCGTCGTCGACCACTGCCACGCGACTGGCAGGGCGCGCGGGTTGCTGTGCAACAACTGCAACGCGCTGCTTGGGATGGCGGCTGACGATGTCTCTCGTCTGCGGGCTGCAATCGACTACCTAGAAAGGAGTCGAGAGTGAACCGCTACAAGGTTGAATCCCCCGTTCGCTCCTTCAGCGGCGAGTCCGTCGGTGTCACCTTCCGCAGGGGCACCGGTTTCGTGGACGACTCCACGAAGGACGGCCGCGCGGCCATCGAGTATTTCCGCCGCCAGGGCTACGCGCTTCTGCCCGTCGAGGACGCCACGGACGGCGAGTCCTTGCCTGAGCCGGTCGACTCCCCGGCCGAGGCGATGAGCAACCTGGGTCACGGAGCCGCGCCGTCCGTCGGTCTGGGCATCGGCATCCCCGACGAGCAGCCCCCGACCACGCCGGTCGAGTTCGACCCGTCGAAGCGCAGCCAGGACGAGGTCATCGACTACCTCGACACCGCCGACGACGACGAGGTGCAGCGCGTCAAGGCCGCAGAGGCGGCGGGCAAGGACCGCAAGCAGATCGCCGCGTACGAGCGGAAGACCACCCCCGCCCCCCAGACCCGCGACGACAAGAAGGGACAGTCGGCATGACGCTCCTCGGCACGTTCCGCGGGAACCCCCGCAACGACCTCGGCTGGCTCAACTCGGCCGGCCGCCCCGACCCCGACGTCACCTTCCACCGGGCGAACCTGCCCCGTGTGGGCCTGGACGACGTGGCCGCCGCAGCGACGGGCGTGATGTGCTCGGTCGCGCTGTACCTCGCTGACGGTGACACCGTCACGAACCTGACGTTCATCAGTGGCGGTACGGCGGCGGGCACTCCGACGAACTACTTCTTCGCCCTGTACTCGGGCGCGGGCGCGCTGCTCGCGCAGTCCGCGGACCAGCTGACGGCGGCCTGGGCGGCGGACACGGCGAAGACTCTCGCCCTGGCCTCGCCGGTGAAGGTCACCAAGTCGGGCATCTACTACGCCGCGATCAGCGTGACGGCCACCACGGTCCCGACGCTGGTCGGCACGGTCGGCGCGAAGCCGGTCCTCACCGGCGAGGGCAACCTCTCCCAGACGTCGGGCAGTTCGCTGACCGGCACGGCCCCGGCAACGATCGCGACCCCGGCATTCAAGCGCCAGGTCCCGCTCGTCATCGCCACCTGAGCGGGGGTACGCATCATGTCTCTGTCCACAGTGCTCGGCATGGCCGCGTTCGCGGAGCTGAGCAGCACCCTGGACCTCGGCACCGCCCGAGTGCCCGTGTCCCTTAACCGTTCCGTCAACCTCACCTCGGGCACCGGGGCCGGGCAGGCCGACAAGGTCTTCTCTGACCGGCGCACCCTGGCCGCCTCTGCCACCGAGGATCTCGACCTCGCGGGCGTCCTCCTCGACGCCTTCGGAGCCGCGATCACCTTCGTCCGTGTCAAGGGCATCTTCATCAGCGCCGCCGCGACCAACGCGAACAACGTCGTCGTCGGCGCTGCCGCGTCCAACCCCTGGGCCACACTCCTGAACGCCACCGGCACGCTGACGCTCCGCCCGGGCGCCACCGTGGGCGCGATGGCGGGCGTCACGGACGGCACCGGCTACACGGTGACGGCCGCTACGGGCGACCTGCTTAAGGTCGCCAACAGCGGGGCCGGTACCTCGGTGACGTACGACATCCACATCGTCGGCGCGTCCGCGTAGCCGGACTACCACGGCGCAGGGAGGTCCGGACGGGACCTCCCTGCCGTGTGTTCCAGTCCGAGAGGAGACCCTGATGGCGACCCGCGTGTACGCCACCGTGCCGGATTACGAGACCTACCCCGGCGCCACGGCCCCAGCCCCGGCGGGGACCGACGTCAAGCTGGTGCAGGCGTCGCGGATGCTGGAACGTGTCGTGCTGCGTTACTGCTGGTACGACGTCGACTCCACCACCGGCATGCCCACCCACCTCACCGTACTGGCCGCGCTCCGGGACGCGGCCATTGCACAGGCCCTGTGGTGGGAGACCGTCGGCGATCCGTCCGGCGCCGACGCTGTCGGCTGGGGCAACGTCGCGATCGGCTCGGTGAGCCTCGGCCGCTCGGTGACCGCCGTGTCCGGTGAGGACGCTCCGGCCCGACAGTTGGCCCCGGCCGCGTGGGACGCGCTCCTCAACCCGGACCTGACGTCGGACATCTTCCGCATGGGTGCGGTGACGTCGTGCTGATCCCCCGTTTCCTCATGCGGCACGAAATCAGTATCGAGCCGTACCTCGGCGACAGCAGCCGCGGCCCAAGGTACGGGCCCCCAACGACTGTGCCGTGCTTCGTCGACGAGGAGACCCGCGGCGTCCGCTCCCCAGCCGGAGAGCAAGTTACCTCGACATCGACGGCGTACGCCGACCCCGGCGTGACCGCGCCACCGTTCTCGCGCGTGACCCTGCCAAGCGGCCGCATCACGAAGGTCATCCAGACCAAGGACCGCGACGGCGGCGGCCTGCCCACTCCGGACCACGTGGAGATCCAACTCGAATAGGGAGGTCGCCATGGCGCAGACTTTCCGACTGCGGTTCTACGGGCCGGTCGTGGCACAGGAGATGAAGGCGGGCGGCGCCCGTGGACTGCTGCTAGCGGGAGAGCACGTACTCCAGCAGTCGCAGGAGATCGTTCCTCTCGACGAGAGCCCACTCATGCAGTCCGGGACCGCAAGCGTGGACCCCCCTTCGCTGACCGGAATGGTCAGCTACGACACGTCGTACGCAGTGGTCCAGCATGAGCGTCTCGACTACCGGCACGCACCGGGCCGTACCGCGAAGTACCTGGAACGGCCGCTCAACGCATCTCGCGCTGAGGTCGCCGCGATCATCGCAGCGCAGGTGAGGCGGGCGATGCGGTGAGCGGCTACACCAGCAGCCTCCTCGACGGCATCGCCAGCCTCCTCGCTGACTCCGGTGTCGGTGTCTGGCGGCCGGACGACGTGATCCAGGACCCGGACACCGGGATCTTCCGCGGCGTCATGCCCGACGAGCCGAGCCGGGCCCTCGCCCTCACTGCGTATCCGGTGGCCGACGACGACACGACGGACGCGATCACCGGGGTGCAGATCCGCATGCGTGCGGGCCGGGATCCGGACGCCGTCGACGACCTGGCGGACGCCGTGTTCGAGGTGTTGCACCAGCGCAGGCAGTACCGCCTCGGCGGCCTCTACGTGGCGCTGTCGTGGCGGCAGTCCCAGGCCTGGATCGGTCAGGACACCCAAGGACGCATGGAGCTGACCGCGAACTTCTACTTCCGGACGACCAGGTCCGGGCCCAACCTGATCGACTAGGAGGACCTCATGGCCACCCCCACCGAGCAGACCGCTCTCGCCCGCCGCTGGCGGCTCCAGATCGACATGAGCAGTACGCAGGACGGCTCGGACTGGCAGACCGTGCTCGGCGTCACGGACTTCAAGCCGCCGGCCCCCGACCCGAACATCGAGGACTCCAGCGACTACGAGTCGGGCGGCTGGAACGGCAACACCAAGACCGCTCAGTCGTGGGAGCTGTCGGTCACGATCAACCGGAAGATCAACGATCAGGTCAAGGTGTACCACCCGACCCACGAGGCCTTCCGGCAGGCGGCATTCAAGTTCGGCTCGGGCTCGATGGTGCACCTGCGCTGGTACGACCGGGACGGGCTGCCCGAGGCGTACGAGGGCTCCGGCATCGTGAAGTTCGAGTACTCCGGCGGCGAGCACACCGCGCTGGATCAGGTGGAGATCACGGTCACCGGTGACGGCGAACTGGCCATGATCGACAACCCGGCGGCGTGATGAGCGACAGCACAGCCACCGACTTCGAGGCCCTCGACGAATTCCTCGACGAATACCTCGACCTCCCAGTCAAGGGCCGCGACGGCACCGTACGCGTCTACCGGATCGAGGACCCCCCGGCCGAAGACGGCCTCAGAATCGAGAAGATCACCACCATGGCCGCCCGCCTCGCCGCCGGCGGCACGGCCCCCGATACCCCCGTCCTCGGCGACGACGAGGAACGGGACCTCTTCCGCCTGTGCCTCGGCGACGCCTACGACCAGCTCCTGGCGGACGGCGTGAGGTGGGCGCAGTTCAAACACGTGGCGCTCACCGCCATGTTCTGGGTCACGACCGACAAGGACACCGCCCACGCGTACTGGCGGACCGGCCAGCGCCCGGGAAAAGCACCGAATCGGGCGAGCCGTCGACAGGCTTCGCGCGGCTCCTCGGCGTCGGCTGCGGCGAACGGGACCCCGTCACCGGCCTCTACGAGTGGTACGAGGGCGGGCTCCCGCCGCAGAAACCAGGGACGCGGTCAGCGGCGGACCTGACGTGGACCGGGCTCCTCGCCCAGTGGCCGCTGATCGAGGCCGACCTCCACTCCCATTACGGCATCGACGCCAGCTCCGGCATCCTCCGCGAGCGTTCCTGGCGCTGGCTTCGAGTCCGCATCTTCGGCCTGCTGTCCGCCGAGACCCGCCTGCACCGCCACTTCGCACCACCTCCCGAACCAGATCAACCCCGCAGGAGGTGACCGGCCGTGGCACTCACCGTGGGCGAACTCAACGCCATCATCACCATCGACGACCGCGCCGTTGACCCGGCCCTCCGCCGGACCGAGCAGGCTCTCCGGCGCACTGGCCAGCAGCTCGGCGACGACGCCGACCGCGCCGGGCAGCAGGCCGGACAGCAGCTCGGCGGCGGCTTCATCCGTGGCGCTGACGGCCAGTGGCGCAACATGCGCGGCGAGCTCGTCGACGAGGTCACCGCAGCGACGTTGGAAGCGGAGGCGGCCGCGCGCCGCGGCGGGCAGCAGGCCGGTCAGGCTCTCGGTGATGGCCTCACCGATGGTGCGGGAGACGGCGCTGACGACGCCGTGGCGGAGTCGGAGTCCCGGCTGTCGAAGCTGAAGACGGTTGCGCTGGGGGTGGGAGCGGCGGCCGGCGCCGTCCTCATGGAGGCCTTCGGGCAGGCCATGGAGGAGAACCAGATCACGGCCAAGCTCGGCGCGTCCATGGGCAAGACCCCGGCCGAGGCCCAGCGGTACGGGCACATTGCCGGGCAGTTGTGGGCGAACGCCGTCACCGAAGATTTCCAGACTGCGGCGGACACGATCGGCGCGGTGATGGCGGCCGGGCTGACCCCGCCAGAGGCGACGAACGCGCAGATCCAGTCAATCGCCGCGAACCTGCACGACCTCAGCGACACGTTCGAGCTGGACCTCGGGCAGGCCGCCAACGCGGTCGGCCAGATCATGAAGACGGGCCTGGCGCCGAACGCAAAGGTCGCGCTCGATGTGATGACCCGCGGCATGCAGGTCATGGGCCCTCGCGCCGACGACCTCGCCGACACCTTCAACGAATACAGCACGATCTTCCGGCAGATGGGCATCTCGGCGACCGACGCCACCGGCCTGCTCGCACAGGGCATGCAGGCGGGTGCCCGCGACACCGACGTGGTCGCCGACTCCCTGAAGGAGTTCGTCCTGATCGCCCAGGGCGGCGGCGAGACGGTCGACGCGGCATTCAAGTCGATCGGCCTCAACGGCAAGGAGATGCAGAAGGCCTTCGTCGAGGGCGGCCCCCAGGCCCGCAAGGCCCTGGACCAGGTCTTCGATGGGCTCCGCAACATGAAGGACCCCGTCGAGCGCAACGCGACCGCCCTCGCCTTGTTCGGCACCAAGAGCGAGGACACCCAAAAGGCCCTCCTCGCCCTCGACCCGTCGCACGCGAAGGACGCCCTCGGCCAGGTGGGCGGCGCCGCAGACAAGATGGGCGACAGCCTGCGCGACAACGCCGCCTCCAAGGTGACCGCCTTCAAGAACACCATGCAGCAGGAGCTGGTGGAGTTCCTCGGCACCCAGGTCATCCCGCGCCTCGAGGGATTCTTCAACTTCGCCCGGAACAACGCACCGTTGATGATCGGCCTGGCGGCCGCTGTGACCGCACTGGGCGCGGCGTTCTCGATCGCCGCGGTCGGGGTGTGGGCGATGAACTCGGCGATGCTCGCAAACCCGATCTTCTGGATCATCGCGGGTATCGCCGCAGCCGTCGCTGGGATCGTCATCCTGATCGTCACCTACTGGGACGACATCAAGTCCGCTACCGAGACGGCTTGGTCCTGGGTTGTCGACAAGGTCAGGGGGGCAAAGGACGCCCTCATCGCCCAAGTCCTCTTCCTCGCGCAGATCCCGGGCTGGATCGCGACCTGGTTCAACCAGGCCAAGGACTGGGCGATCCAGAAACTGACCGCCCTCGTCAACTGGGCCCAAGGCCTGCCCGGACGCATCAGCAGCGCCATCGCCGGTCTCCAGGGCATCCTCATCACCGCCGCCACGAGGTTCTTCCAGGGGTTTAGGGACGCCGCCGTACAGCGCGCCCTGTCCCTGGTGACGTGGATGACGGGCATGGGCGGCCGAATCCGAGCGGCGGTCGGGGGCCTCGGCAGCATCCTGACGAGCGCCGGCCGCAACGTCGTGATCGGCCTGTGGAACGGCATCCAGTCGATGGGATCGTGGATCTACAACCGGCTCATCGGCTGGGCGAAGAGCATGATCCCCGGCCCGATCGCGAAAGCCCTCGGAATCGCGTCGCCTTCGAAGGTGACCAAGGCGCAGGGCCGTTGGATCGCCCGCGGCCTCATCGACGGTCTGACCGGCTCGTCGAAACAGGTCAAGTCCGCGGCGACAAAGCTGGCGGACATCGTCGCCGACAGCATGAAGCCGGGCAAGAAGCGCTCCAAGGCCCTCGGCCGGATCAGCGCCGACTCCAAGCGGCTCATGCAACTCGCCTCGGCCGAGGGCAGGCTCGCGACGCGCATGAAGGCTGCGCAGAAGAAGCTCGCCGACCTGATGAAGGCGCGCGACAAGCTCGCCGCGGACGTCCGTAAGGGCGTCCTCGACAGTGCCAACATCACCCAGCAGGACACGGGCGGCTGGCCGCAGACCGCCGAGTCGATTCTCGCCGGGTTGAAGGCGGACACGGCGGCTGCGCAGACGTTCGCGAAGAACCTGGCCATCCTGCGGAAGAAGGGCGTGCGGGCGGATCTCGTCGCTCAGATCGCCGAGGCCGGGGTCGAGGGCGGCTCGTCGGCGGCGGCTGCTCTGGCCAACGCGAACGCAGGCCAGATCAAGCAGATCAACGCGCAGCAGAGCCAGCTCGTGTCGGCTGCGAACGCGGCCGGGACGACAGCTGGGAACGCCATGTACGGGGCGGGCATTCAGGCCGCGAATGGCCTGGTGGCCGGGTTGAAGAAGAAGCAGTCCGCGATCGAGAAGCAGATGCTGAAGATCGCCGAGGGCATGTCGAAGGCGATCCGTAAGGCGCTCGGCATCAAGAGCCCGTCGAAGGTGATGGCCCGGGTGGGCGCGTACACCGCGCAGGGCCTCGTCAAGGGCCTGGACGGCGAACGCCGGGCGGTGAACCGGTCGATGGCCTCCCTCGTCGACACCCCTGCGCCTGGCTCCTTCGACATGGCTGGCAGTCGTGCCCGGGCGGCCGGGTCGCAGCGGGTCGTGCTGGAGCTGCGCTCGTCTGGCCGGGCGGAGGACGACTACCTGATGGGTCGCATGCGGCGCAGTATCCGCAAGGTCGGCGGCGCCGATGTCGACTTCGCGCTCACCGGAAGGAGGAGTGGCTGATGGCGTTCCCCGAAGACCCGCTCGGCACGACCACCGAGCTACAGATCGGTGGCGTGCTGACCGACGTCACCCAGCACGCGCTGACGCGGGACATCATCACCCACACCCGCGGCCAGAAGGAGGAGGGACAGGCGGCCGACCCGGCCTCCTGCTCCCTCACCCTCAAGAGCCCGAACGGCCTGTACGCGCCCCGCAACCCGCGCAGCCCGTACTTCGAGAAGATCGGCCGCAACACGCCGATGCAGGTGTCCGTGCACGCCGGTCTGCCCGGCATGGACGTGGTCGGCACCGGAGACTACGCGAGCACCCCCGACACGGCCGCGCTCGACGTCACCGGCGACATCGACGTACGACTGGAGGCCAGCCTCCTCAACTGGCTGAACCCGGGGGCCGGAACCCTCGGCACGGTGGAACTCATGGCAAAGCTCGCGTTCGCCGCGGGCTCCAAGTCGTGGCTGCTGGCCACCCGCAGCGAGAAGCTGTACTTCGAATGGTCGGCGGACGGCGGCAACGTCCTCAGCGCCACCTCCACCGTGGACGTGCCGCTCACCGCGAGCGGGCGTCTCGCCGTCCGGGTGACGCTCGACGCCGACAACGGCGCCGCCGGGCGGACGATCACCTTCTACACGGCGCCCACCATGGCCGGGCCGTGGACGCAACTGGGCGCCCCGGTTGTTCAGTCCGGCACCACATCGATCTTCAACAGCACCACCCCGCTACGGATCGGCAACGCCACCGACGTCGTGTGGATCCGCCCGCACGGCCGCATCCACAAGGCAGAGGTCCGCAACGGCATCGGCGGAACCCTCGTCGCCAGCCCGGACTTCACCGCCCAGACCATCGGCGCCGCCAGCTTCACCGACGCAGTCGGCCGCACATGGACCCTCAATGGCGCCTCGGCGATCAGCAACAAGCAGACCCGCTTCGTCGGCGAGTTCAGCGACTGGCCGGCGGACTGGTCCGGACGCGGCGACCTGATCACCGTGGAAGGCGACGGCGCCGGAATCCTGGAACGGATGAGCCAGGGCACCAAGGTCCTGGCCTCGACGCTGCGGCGCCGCATCCCCTCCTACAACCCGGTCGCCTACTGGCCGATGGAGGAAGGCTCGGACGCCACCAGCGTCTACAGCCCGATCGCGGGCGCGCGCTCGTTCAAACCGACAGCCCTCGACTTCGCTGCCGATGACACCCTGCCGGGGTCCTCGGCCCTGCCGGTTGTGCAGGTTGGTGCGAGCTTCGTGGCCCCAGTCCCGGCGGTGGCCGCGGGCACGTGGCAGGTCGAGCTGGTCTACAACCTCGACGCGATGCCTGCGGCCGAGGTGACGCTGTTCGAGGTGCGCACCACAGGAACGGCGCGCCGCGTGCGGGTGCGCGTGGCCACCAACCTGGTGCGCATCGACGGGCTCGACGCCGAAGACAACAGCGTCTTCAACCAGTTCAGCACCTCCCCGCAGTTCACTGGCGCGTGGAACCGACTCCAGATCAGGGCCGTTCAGTCCGGCGGCAACGTCGAGTACAAGGTCCGCTGGATCATCATCGGCGGCGGCGGCTTCGCCATCAGCCAGACCATCGCGGCCACGCCGGGCTATGTCGTCGATGTGCGGTCCACCTTCGGAACCGGCCTCGACGGCATGCGGTTCGGGCACCTCGCCGTCTTCAACTCCGAGACCGACACCCCCTTCAACAACGCAGACCAGGGCTTCAACGGCGAGACCGCCGGGGACCGAATGTCCCGCCTGTGCCAGGAGGAAGGCGTCACCTTCCGGACGGCCGGCACGGTGTCGGAGTCGATGCCGATGGGCCCGCAACGCCCCGGCACGCTGCTCGCCCTGCTACAGGAGTGCGCGGACGCTGACGGCGGCATCTTCGGCGAGGACCGGGACCAGCTCGGCCTGCGCTACCGCGTGCGCACCTCGCTGTACAACCAGGACCCGGCACTCACCTTGCAGTACGGGGCCCGTGGTCTCGGCCAGCCGCTGAGACCGGTCGATGACACCTCCACCGTCCGCAACGACATCACCGTCAACCGTGTCGCGGGCGGCTCCGCGCGCGCCGTCCTCGAGGACGGCCGCCTGTCCGTGCAGTCGCCGCCCGACGGCGTCGGCCTGTACGACGAAGGCGTCGACCTCAACCTGTACAGCGACGACCTGACCGAGCCGTCCGCGTACTGGCGGCTGCACTTGGGGACGGTCGACGAGGCCCGCTACCCGACCGTCACGGTACGGCTGCACAAGGCACCCGAGCTCATCGAGGCGGTCCTCGCCATCACCGAGGGCGACCTGATCCGCATCACCGATCTGCCCGAGTGGGTGCCTCCCGGCCCGGTCGATCTGCTGGTGCAGGGCTATACCGAGCGCATCGGAATCAGGACGTGGGAGATCGACTTCGTGTGCGTGCCGGCCGGGCCGTGGCAGGTCGGCGTGGTGGGCGACGCGACAGCGGGGCGTGTAGACGCCAACCCTGGCGGCTCCACACTCCAGGCCGCTGTCTCAGAATCAGCGACTCAGCTGGTCGTACACACCCCGGCCAGGGGAGCAATGGGCCCGGCGCCGTGGATCACCTCAACAGGGCCATCACCGACGCACCCGTCAGAGTTCCCCATACCGGTGCGCATGGCGGGCGAGGAGCTGTCCGTCACCGCGATCCGACCGTGGGCCCATGACAGCTTCGGACGCACGGTCGGGGCGGGCAGCTGGGGGACAGCGACGGACGGCCAGACGTGGACACTAGTGGGCGGGACGGCGTCGGAGCGATCGGTGAACGGGACGCGCGGCGTAGTGTCGCTGCCGTCCTCGCCATCCACTCTCCGCTTCCAGACCGTGCCTGGGACGATCGGCGACTGCGAAGTCCGCTGCCGCATGTCGGTCTCGGCCGTCGCAACAGGAACCGCGTTCATCCCAGCCGTGCTACTGCGCTACACCGGCACCAGCGACTACTACCGAGCCCGCGTCCACTTCGGCCTGTCAGGCGCCATGCAGGTATCCATCGCGCGGGACGTCACACAGATCGGCTCGGCAGTCACGCTGCCCTACACCTACACGGCGGCGGACGAGTTCGAAGTACGGGTGCGGCTGACCGGGCACCTCGTGCAGGTCCGAGTCTGGCCTGTCGGCTTGCTGGAGCCGTCGGTGTGGCACACGGCGGAGACAGTGGTGACGTCGCCGATCGCGGCCGGCCAAGTCGGATTGGCTGCTTCGGCGTTCGGCGGGAACACCAACGTGTCGCCGAACCTGCTGTTCGACGACTTCGTTGTGGCCACTCCGCAGGTGTGGACCGTGACCCGAGCTACCAACGGGGTCAGTAAGAGCCAGCAGCTCGGCGAGGAGGTCCGTGTGGCCCGGCCGGCGGTGGTGGCCCTATGAGAGAGGAGACGCGGCGTGCCGTTTGAGCCCTGGCAGCCCGGCATGATCCTGAACGAAGTGCGGCTGGCGTCCATCAGCCCGACGTGGCAGGACTGGACGCCCGTCTGGACCACGTCGACCGGCGCCAACACCCCGTCGTTCGGCAACGCCGTGATCACCGCCCGGTACGCGCAGTCCGCGCTGACGGTGTACTGGCGGATGGAGATCGCCTTCGGCACGACAACCACTTTCGGCGGCGGTGGCGCCTCTGATAACTGGAGGTTCTCCCTGCCCGTGGCGTCGGCGGCAACAGCGCTCATCGCTGGCTTCGGGGAGATCTCGGACTCCAGCGCGGGCCTCGGCTCCCGCATGGGCGTGCGCCCGCGGCTGACGACGACCACGACGATGGAGATCGAGATGGCGTCCAGCCGGATCGACTCGGCTGCGGTCTCAGGTGTCGGTCTGATCGACGCGGTGTCGCCGTGGACGTGGGCGTCGTCGGACACGATCCGTGTGTTCGGCGAGTACGAGGCTGCGGCCTGATCGGAGGAAGAGATGGCGGACTACCCGTACGTAGAGATCACTGCCCGGGACGTGACCGAGGCGGAAGGCGGGATTGCGATCCTGCTGCGCTTCGAGGCTGAGGGCGCTGGAGTTGCCGGTGTGTCGGAGCAGGATGTTGTGGACGCGGTGAAGGCGCACCTGGCGCAGTTGCCGAACGTCGCAGTGACCGCCCACCGGTACGAGGTGACGTCCTCGCCCGCCTGATCCGGTCGAATCAGCCCGTCCCGTGCCGTCCGGCCGGGGCTTTTTCTATGCCCTTGGGAGGGCACATGGCTCAGCATCCGATCCCGCCTGACCTCGGGCGGAAGGCCTATGCGGCGTACGGCGAGGCGACGGGAGGACTCACGCACGACGGCCGCACGATGCCCGCGTGGGAGGATCTCGGCGAGGCGATCCAGACAGCGTGGAACGTCGCCGCACGCATCTCGTATGAGTCCGGCTGGAACGCCGCGAAGCCGGGGAGTGCAGGCTGATGGCCACTCCGCCCACCGCGAACGCGTTCGCGCAGTTGCTACGCGCCGAGGGCGCCACCGTCGTCGAAGTCGGCGACTGGCGCAACCACAACCGCAACACCAAAGGCCCCTGGGGCCCGGTCCACGGCGTGATGATCCACCACACCGTCACCTCCGGCTCGGACCGCACCGTCGATATCTGCCGCACCGGCTACTCCGGCCTGCCCGGCCCGCTCTGCCACGGCGTCATCACCAAGGACGGCCGCGTACACCTCGTCGGATACGGCCGCGCCAACCACGCCGGCCTGGGCGACCCCGACGTCCTCGCCGCGGTCATCGCCGAACGGCGGCCGCCGACAGACGACGAGGCCACCGTCGACGGCAACAGGAGCTTCTACGGCTTCGAGTGCGAGAACCTCGGCGACGGCCACGACCCCTGGCCCGACATCCAGCTCCTCGCCATCGAGCGCGTGGCCGCGGCGATCTGCCGACACCACGGCTGGAGCCCGCTGTCGGTGATTCGGCACCTGGACTGGCAGCCCGGCAAGAGTGACCCGCGCGGCATCGACTGGACCGCGATGCAGGACCGGATTGGGCGGCGGCTCACGACGACGGCGACCACGCCGGCCAAGCCGCTTCCCGTGCCGACGAAGCCGAAGGTGTCGCTGTCCAAGGTGATCGTGGCGGCGAAGCGTGACCCGAAGGCGAAGGGCACACCGGTTTCCTACGCGGGGGTGAAGGTCGTGGAGTCCGCGCTCGTCGACGCCGGATACCTCAGCAAGGTGTACAGCGACGGCCATTTCGGCTCGGCCACTGTCGACGCGTACGCCCGCTGGCAGCGCCACCTCGGCTACTCGGGGACGGCCGCCGACGGCATCCCGGGCAAGACCTCGCTCACCAAGCTCGGCGCGCGCTACGGGTTCGAGGTGGTCGCGTGATCCTGAACCTCACCCCGCACCCGATTCGGCTGTACAGCAACGAGCGCGAGGACGGCATGGACGACCTCGACGCGCACCTGCGGAAGGTCATCGAGCCCGAGGCGACACCGGCCCGGCTCGCCATGATCGAGCTTGGCACTCAGGGCGGCGGGATCGAGCTGGTCGAATACGGCCACGCGCACGACCTGCCGCCGAAGCGGGACGGCGTCCGCTACATCGTCTCCCTCGTCGTCGCCCTGGCGCTCGCCGACCGGCGCAGCGACCTCCTCGTCCCCTACCGCGAGGTGCGCAACGCCTCCGGGACCGTCATCGGCTGCCGCCAGCTCGCGCAGCCCGTCTGAGAAACGAGACCCCCATGAAGGTATTCGGCAGAGAGCCCGTCTACATCCTGGCCGCTATCGCGGTCATCTTGAAGCTGAGCGCCGCCTACGGCCTCGACGTCACCAGCGAGCAGCAGGGCGCCATCATGGCCGTCCTGTCGCTGCTCGTCGCCGTCATCAACGCCATCGTCCTGAAGACCGGCGCGGTCGGCGCGGCGATCGTGAACCTCGCACAGGGCGGCCTGGCGCTGTTCCTGGCGTTCGGGCTGGAGATGTCGGCGGAGCAGCAGGCGCTGTGGATGTTCGCGGTGGAATCGCTGGTGGCGCTGGCCATCCACAAGGAGGTGACGGCGCCGAGGCCGCCGCTGCCGATCGAGCAGAAGAGCCCGGTCGAGCCCGGCTCCCACGCTCAGACCGCCTGAACGGATCGGAGTAGCACGTGCCGGATGAGCCGACCTTGGGCGAAGTGGTACGCCGGTTTGAGGACCGCTTCACCGACGTCCGCGACGACATCGCCCAGATCGGCCGCCGACTGGACGACAAGGTCGACCAGAAACTGTACGACCTGCGGCACGAGGCCCTCGCCTCCCGCGTCTCCACTCTGGAGACCCTCCGGGAGAAGGACACCGAGAAGCTGGTCGCCACCCGCAGGTGGCTGATCGGCGCGGTGATCGTGCCCCTCGTCGGGATCCTCCTCCCCGTCATCATCCTCCTCACGAGGGGGGCCGGGTCGTGAGCCGAGTGCAGATCAGGGCGGAGGAGCGGCGCTGGCGCCGCGGGGATGTGCTGGTCGTGACGATGGCGCTCGTGATGGGTGGGGCGCTGGCGTGGATTCTGCTGAGCGTGCAGGGCCTCACTCACGAGTTGGAGACTGCGAACCAGGCCAGGGATGCGCTGGCCGCGCAGGTTGAGCACCTTGGTGGGACGCCCGTGGCGGGGCCGCCGGGGAGTCGGGGTGAGCCGGGCCCGGCGGTGACTGGCCCGCCCGGGCCGCAGGGTGAGCCTGGTTCTTCTGGCCCGTCAGGCCCCGCGGGTTCGCCCGGGCCGTCGGGTGCGCCGGGGAAGGCTGGCGAGGACGGGAGTCCAGGCGTGGCCGGCAGCCCTGGGGCAGTCGGCCCGACGGGTCCGGCTGGGCCGCAGGGCGAGCAGGGGCCTGCTGGTCCGATGGGCCCTCAGGGGCCGCAGGGTGAGAAGGGTGATACCGGTGAGCAGGGCCCGCAGGGTCCGGCTGGGCAGTCGTGTCCTGAGGGGTATTCGTGGCAGACGCCGTCGTATGACCCGTACACGCTGGTGTGTCGTGAGGATGGTGCTCCGCCGTCGGATGGGCCGGGTAATTCGGGGTCGGAGCCGAAGGCGTTGGCGTTGGATCCGCTGCGCCGCCAGTACGTGTAGGTGTGGTGGGTGGTGTGCCCTCGTCTGGCCTTCGGGCCGGGCGGGGGCCGTTTTCTGCTGCCTGGATCCGCTACGCTGAAGACAGGCGTTCAGCGCCGCAGGACTCCCACCACACACAACAGGGGTGTCCAGGGATGGGAGCCGGACCAGCCTTTCGGGGCGGAACCCGGCGAGGCTGCCGCACTTGTGGCCTGAACACGGACTCTGGCCCCCGGCGGTTGGCCCCGTTCTCCCCCGGAGGGCGGGGCCTTCCGCTGACGTTGAGGGAGCCCAGACATGGCACTGCCCCGGGCTGTGTGCCGATTGGTGCGCTGGCAGTGACAGTGGTCCGGGGCTTACGTCTCCAGTATGGGCGCAGCTTGGTGAGATGTCGACCGGTTTACGCGGCTTCGACGACCTCGGCGCGTTCGGCGGTCGACCACTCGATCACGAGCAGCTCGTACACGGCGCGCTCGGCATCCGTGAACGGCCGGCCCCACGCGTCGCGGGCGAGCTGGCGGATCGCCTCGTTCACGACGGCAGCAGGCCGCACGAGGCCAGGGGCCGAGGAGTTGGGGGACATGCCCTCAGCGTATCGACCGAGCCCCCGAAACACGCATGGCCCGTAGGCTTTTCTGAATGATCGAAAGCATCGTGCTCGACATCGGCGAAACCATCACCCGAGACGACCGCTACTGGGCCACATGGGCCGACTGGCTCCACATCCCCCGCCACACCGTGTCCGCCCTCGTCGGCGCCGTCGTCGCCCAAGGCCGCGACAACGCCGACGCCATCCGACTCGTCCGGCCCGACATCGACATCGCCGCTGAACGCGCCGCGATGGAGGCCGCCGGGCGGGGCGAGCGGCTGGACGAGACGGACCTGTACGACGACGTCCGCCCCGCCCTCTCAGTACTGCGGGAGGCTGGTGTCCGCGTCGTCATCGCCGGGAACCAGACCGCCCGCGCCGGCGCCCTGCTGCGCCGCCTCGACCTGCCCGCGGACCTTGTCGTCACCTCGGGAGAGTGGGGGGTGGCCAAACCACAGTCAGGGTTCTTCGAGCGGGTGCTGGACGTGGCGCAGGCCGAGCCCGGCCGAACCCTGTACGTGGGCGACCACCCGGCCAACGACCTGTTCCCCGCAAAGGCGGCTGGCCTGCGCGCCGCGCACATCCGCCGCGGGCCCTGGGGACATCTGTGGGCTGACGATCCGGACGTGGCCGCCGCAGCGGACTGGCGTATCACGTCTCTCGTCGAGCTCACGGCGATCGTCGCGCGCTGACGATGCGGCCCCGCCAGCGCGTGCCGACGGGGCCGTTCGCGTACACAGCGCGTTCCCGCGCGAGTACCGTTCGGAGTGGACGCACCGAACGGGAGAAAGTATGCCCACCACCGACATCATGCGCGAGGTAGGCAGACGCATTGCCGCCACCCGCCATGCCCGCAGAATGACCCAAGGCCAGCTCGCAGACGCCGCGTTCGTCTCTCTGTCCATGCTCCGCAAGATCGAGCAGGGCACGCGGTTCCCCGGCGACGACACCCTCGACGCCCTCGCCGCCGCCCTCAACGTCGACCCCAGCCGCCTCCTCACCGGACACCAGCAGACCGACAGCCGCGTCCAAGACGCGCTGCCCGCCGTCTCCGCCGTCATCGCCGCCCACGACGATCCCGACGACGGCCCCGTCCGTCCCCTTCACAGGCTCCAGCAAGCCGTCGACGAGGCCGTCGACTGGCGGCTCGCAGCCCAATACATCCAGATCAGCCGAAGCATCCCCGCCCTCCTCGCCGAGCTGGCCCGCGCCCTGCACACCGTGCCGCCAGCCGAACGCATCGACATCGCCTCTCTCCTCGTCAGTGCCTACCGGTGCGCCGACGCGGTCGCCTTCAAGTTCGGCGCCCGTGATCTGTCCGCCCGCCTCGTCGACCTGATGCGCACGACCGCGCCGACGGCAGAGGATCGGCTCCTCGAAGCGTCCGTCGCCTACGTCCGCACCGAGACGTTCTTTGCGGCTCGCGCCCACGGTCCCGGCCTGCGCGCACTCGAGCAGGCCATCGACACCAGCCCGCCGCCGGACACGCCGCCTGCGGCCGCCGCCCGCGGCTCCCTGCACATGCGGGCCGCCGTGATCGCCAGCCGCGCCAGCAACCCGGACGCCGCCGACACCCACCTGAACGAAGCCCGCCGCCTCGGCGACAGCGTGCGCGAAGACGTGTACCTGGGCACGGCGTTCGGTCCCGACAGTGTCCGCGTGCATGAGGTGTCCGTCGCCGTCAGCCTCGGTGACGACCACGTTCAGCGCGCCCTCGACGTCGCGAGCGAGTGGAAGCCGCCGATCGATCTGCCGGCCGAGCGGCGTTCCGGGTTCTACATCGAGCTCGGCCGCGCGCAGTTGTGGGCGGGCCTGGCGGACGATGCGTTCGAGTCGCTGAAGGTCGCACGGCGGATCGCGCCGCAGCACACGCGCGGGCACCAGTGGGCGCGTGAGGATGCGGCCACGCTGCGCCGGTTGAAGCGGGCGGACGCCGAGAGCCTGACGTCGTTCGCGGAGTGGATCGGCGCCGTCTGAGCGTGTGTCACCGGGTGACACAAGGTGTGTCACTTGTGGGCCTTGCGGGCGCCCATCATCTGTCTGTCCACACTGAACAGGCAGATGGGAACGGGGATGCAACCTCTTGAGCCCGCCACGCCGACGCCCGTGCAGGGGCCGGTGAGCATCGCACGCCAGCACGGCGAGGCATGCTTCCACTGCGGCGCCGTCGCTACGACGCTGTACGCGGACGGCTGCATCACTCTGCCCGGCAGGGACCGCGTGTGGCCGGTTGTCACATGCGGGTGCCGCAGGATGGCGGCTGCATCGTGACGAGCCAGCAGACCCCGTCTGCTACCGCCAGCACTCCATCCGTGCAGCTGCTCGAGGTACTGCCGCACCCCGAGTTCAACTCGTGGTCTGAGCAGCAGGTTCGCGGCAAGGCCTGCCTCTGGTGCGCTGTCACCCTCGACAACGCCACCGCAGTCGACCTCGGCCAGCGACGCGTACGACGACTCGACGGACACGTCACCGTCTTCCCCCGCGGCTGCGTCCCCTGCGTCCGCGACACAGCCCACGCCCGGCTGTTCGACCACGTCAACGAGTGCGAGCAGTGCGTCGATGACTTCACCCAGTGCGAACCTGCCCGTATCTTGCGCCGCCTCACGCTGAAGGGCAGGCCATGACACGCGCCCTCCCCTGCGCGCCCTGCCTGAGCGCACGACTGGACGACCTTCCCCCAGAGGAACACGGGTGTACGGGCGAAGCGGTCGAACGTCCTGGCGTCCCGTGCCCGTGCTGCAACCCGAAGGGGGACCGCTCGTGAGCGACACGCAGAAGAAGACGGTCGCGCCGGGCCCGCGCGGGCTGGCCGGGTACTGCTGGGCCACCCACCCCAGCGGACGCCACCACTGCACACGACCCCCTGGCCACACCGGCCGGCACGTGGACCACTACGGCGGCCGCCTGTCCCTCACGTCAGCGTCGGGGACGACATGGTGACACCAGACTCCCGGCGCCGGGACGGCGAAAGGGCCGGCGGGCTGGCGTCGGGATGAAGGCGGTCCGCCCCTCGCCTGGATGGGGGCGGACCGCTACACCACTGAAGACCTCCCGGCGCGCCTTGGGATCGGCCCGCGCCGGGGGATGCGGCCCACCCTTACGCCCCCCGTTGGGGGTGGGCCGCGGGCCCGCCGCCGGTGTGTCATGCAGCCACCGGCGGCGGGTCACCGCACAAGGTCGACGAGCGGCACCTCGAGGGCCGCAGCAATCCGGATCAAGTTGTCGAGCTTCGCACTGGAGTGGCCCTGCTCAATCCGGTTGATCGCCTGTCGATCCATCCCAGCCAACTCGGCCAGCTTCTCCTGCGTGAGGTTCCCATTCAGACGCGCGACACGGATGTGATCACCGATAGCCCGGCGGCGGGCGCGGACCCAGTCGGGCGGAGGAACGGACGGCACCCGCCCACGCTCTCCGCATCATGATCTACTGTCTGTATCGCCGACCGTACATTTGTGGATCACCAGCGCACGCATCGTGCACATCCTGGGGAGAACCGCCCAGCAACTGCACAGCAACCGCAATCCGGGGAACACGATCCTGCGCAACACCCCCACAGACAGCCCCCCTCCGAAGCTTCCCAGGCAACCGGAGGGGGGCCACAGTGCCCCAGCCCACACCAGGCTGGGGCACTGTCACTTCTTCCACTCAATCCGCACCGCATTCGGATCCCAGTACGCCCCCCCGGGCTGCCGCCCAACCTTCGCCGGGAACACCCGCACGACCATCGCAAAATCAACCGCAGCACGCTGCTTCGACAAATCCATCGCCCCCCAAGCCGCCTCAACATCCTCAGCGGCCAACAGCCCCGCAAGCGGATTCACCGTCACCGCAGACGCCAGCACCGCCTCAGCCTTCGCCTTCCTAACCCGCGCGGACTCGCGAGCCACCCGCCACTCCTGCATGTCGATCTCCCCCGCACCGAACGCCGCGGCCAGCTGGTCGAGGTTGTCCCTCGCGGCCCGCAGATCCTCCTGTGCGGCCCGCACATCGACCGTGGACTCCTCCTGCCGGGCGGTGAAGAACTCGGCTGCATCAGGGCGCTTCAGACGCCGCAGCAGGTACGCCTTCACCCACTTGTCCAGCAGCACAAGATCCCGCAGGACGCAGTTGTTCTTCCGGCACTTGTACTTGGCGGGCTTACCCTCGCCCTTCGAGAACGACGTGAGGCCTTCGCCGCAGACCCCGCACAGATACAGGCCGCTCCCCAGGTGCTTGCGGACGTTCGACGCGGTCGGGATCCGCGACGGATCGTCGAGGACAGCCCGCAGACTCCGCCAGGTCGGCTCATCGAGGGCCGCCTTCCATGCGGCCGGGCCGGCTTCCTCGCCGCGGTGCTGAAGGATGCCCGCGTTGCGGGACCGCTTCAGCATGCGGACCAGGTTGCCGCCGTCCCATTCGGCGCCAGTGCTAGTGCGTAGCCCACGTGCGTTGAGGTCGGCAGCGATGGACCTCACGGAGGCCCCGGCGAGGATTGCTTCGGCGACGTCACGGATGACGGCGATCTCCGATGCGACGGGGGTGACACCGTCGGCTTCCCAGCCGTAGGGGCGCGGCCCGCCGGACCATTCACCGCGCTGCACTTTCTGATCGCGGGCACGGCGCTGCCGCTCGATCATCCGCTCCACTTCGTAGCGGGCCTGCACGCCAAGCTGCCGGGCAATCATCCGGCCGGTCGCGGTGGTCAGGTCGAGCGTGCCAGCTTTGACGGTGCGGGTCTGGACTCCGCGGGGCTCGCACACGTCGATGTACTCCTCCAGCTCGGTGGGCGAGCGGTGGAGCCGGTCAGTGTGCCAGGCAAGGACGGTGCCGTAGGCGCCTGCGCGGAGCGCTTCGAGCATGTGCTGGTAGTCGGGGCGGGTCTTGCCGCTGTAGGCGCTCAGGTCGTTGTCGGCGTAGACGCGGACAACGGTGAGGCCAAGCTGGGCGGCGAGCTGTTCGCAGTCCTCGCGTTGCCGGTCGACACCAAGGCCGCCACCTTCGCGGTCTTCACTCATACGGCAGTAGATGGCGGCGAGTTGCGGGTCTGCAGGTTCGTGGCGCATGCCCCGCATGCTGCCACGCTAGAGGGGGGTTTCGCAGGCATTCGGCAGGCCGAACGCTTATGAATCCCCCCTCTAAAACCGCAGGTTACAGCCCCGCCAGCGCCTTCACGGCCTGAAGCGCGGGCGCGCGGGACGGGTCCCGAGACCAGATCCCCAGAGAGGTGACGCGGTTGCAGTATCGGTTCAGCTCGTCGTACAGGCGGCGGTCCATACTGCCGGGCCGAATGATGATGAGCGTGAGGTCGTCGAGTTCGACCTCCATCATCATGGCCCCGTCAGGAAGCTGGTAGGACGGGCAGCCGGGCGGCAGTTCGTCGCTGAAGACGATCTGCGCCCGGACTGTCTTGCGGGCAGTGCGGCTCTTGCAGTGTTCCGGCATGGGACCCCCCATGGACGCGCCGAATTTATTCGATAGCACGTTCGAACTGTTCGTCCGAGCACGCTACCTCACTCACTCGCTTCCCAGGCGGATCAGTAATGCTGCCACCTCGAACAACCCTCAGCTACACCTCGCCAGTAAGTACTACTAGTCGTAACGGTCATGGCCAATGATCTAGCCGCGACTCAAGAGGAAATGCCCGGTTAGCGGTCTTCAGTGAACGACCGGATCAAGGCACGCACCGCCTCACGCTGAGCAGACGTCAACCGATCCGCGTCCTGCAGGAACGCCTGCCCCTCAGCTGAATCAGCGAACGCCACCCGCTCCGCGCCGAAAAACTCAGCTGACGCCGCATCCTGCAGCGCAGCCACCGACACATCGAGGCCGGCCGCCAGGCCGCGCAACAACTCATAGTCGGGCGCCTCAACCGGCTTGCCGGTGGCAAGACGGTGCAGCCAACTGGACTTGACGGTCTGCTCGCCACTCTCAGGATCGATGCAGCGTGCCGCCAGCTTCTCGTACCCGAGACCGAGCTCCTCTTTCCGCTGCGCGACAAGGTTGCGGAACTGTGTCCGGCCACCCGTCGCTTTCGGATCACGCGCTGCCATGACGGTCATGATGCCACTCCGGTTCGTCTCGTGGGCCGTGGGGTGTCCACGTGACCAGAGGGGCGTGGCCTATATCCCCCCTGATGACGTAGGGCCCGGCGCTGTACGCGCTGGACGCAGTGTCCACGCAAATGGATGCCCAACACCAGGGCGCTCAGCCTGTTTGGCGAAATTCACAAACGGCCATCCAAGAGGAGTGGACAGACCGTCCACGCCGTGCAATGCTCTAACCATCCAAGCAGTGCAAGGAACCCGTTGCTTTAGGTGGACGTGTGACCACACCACTCCCGGCCCAAGAGCCACTCTTCGAAGTCGATCGAGACCTCCTCCAACGCCTGATGAAGCGCACCAAAACCGGCACCGCGCTCAGTGGGCGCGAACTCGCTGCGCAAGCTGGCATCGCACACGGCACGATCAGCAACATCCTGACCGGCGCACGCAAGAACTTCACCGGCAGCACCGTCGCGGCGATCTGCGACGTCATCGGGGTCGAACTCCTCGTCTTGGGGACGCCGGTGGAACGGCTGGAACCCGCCTCCGAACGCATCGCCGAACTGAGCGCCGCATGAGCGACGGACCGTTCTCCCTCGCCGACGCCGAAGCCCTCTTCGGGCCCGAGAACTGGGAGCGCATCGGGCGCGAGGTCGACGAGGCGCCCGAGTTCACCCCGGAGCAGCGCGAGAAGTTCCGGGCCCTGTTCGCGACGGTCCGCGTCGAGCGGCCGGCGGACCCGGCGGCCGACGCCGCCTGACCCATCAACGCCGAAGGGCCGCCCGCTTGTCCGGCTCGGCGACCCCCGATCGGCGACCCCACCACACAGAAAGTGAGGCCTCGATGGCCACCCAGATTACCGACTCCGGAGCGCGAGCCGTCCTCGCCCTGCGCTCGATGGAGGCCAACGCCTTCCGCGTCAGCCAGGTCGCGACCCGCCTGTTCGACGAGCACGTTGACCTGCCTGAGCTGACCGGGGTTCGCCCGCTGCCGACGGCGACCGAGGCGCGGATCGACCTTCAGCTCAGCTCCTTCGAGGACGCCCGCACGTGGGCGGACGCACTTGGCGGGAGGCTGAGGATCGAGGACCACGACAACCTCAACGGCCGGATGGGGCGGGCGGAGATCACGGTCGATGGTGTGCTCGTGGTCGTGTGCGCGTTCGTGTTCTACACGGCGCAGGAGCGGGCCGAGCGCAAGGCCGCCGAGCAGGTGGCGGCATGAGCATCTCGTCTCTCGCCTTGAAGGCGAAGCAGGTGATCGAGGCGGCGTGGCTGCACGGCCCGTCCTACGACCTGGCCTCGCAGGCCGCGTTCGCTCTGGAGTCGGCGTGCATGCTCCAGTCGCCGGAGTTGGCGGCGGAGGTGGAGCGGCTGCGGGTCCAGGTGGCGGAGTTGCTGGCTGAGCGGCACACCACGAACGAGGCCCTCGACGACGCCGTGCAGGAGCTGCGCAAGCGCGAGCAGCAGGACGCGATCGTCGCCCAGTTCGTTGCGGCCCGGGCGGAGTACATCACCGCGATCCGCAACTGCCATCCGGACAACGGTCACGACTATGACCGGTGGCAGGGGCATGCGGCGGCGCGCCGTCAGCTCGCTGAGTTGCTGGGGCTGCCGGTGGCGTGGCCGCCGGAGGATGCGGCGTCTGTGGCGAAGTCGGTGGACAAGCTGACGCGGGTGCTGGCGCCGACGCAGGCCCTCCGCGAGGGCGAGCCTTTGAAGGGGCGGGCGCGGCTCGATGCGTCGGCTGCGGCTGCTGCTGAGGCGACGCATTGGCGGCGGCTTGGTGTTGAGGACCCGCATGACGGGCCGTTGTCGCACTCGTACCGGCTGGGCCGGGACATGCCGGAGCCGGACGGTGCCCCGTCGCAGAACGAGGCTCCCGCCAAGTGCCGGTGCGACGAACCCGGAGCGGACCCGTACGCCTGCGAAGCCGAGGACTGCACGCACGAGTTCTCCGAGCTGAACCCCTTCGGTGGCGGGACCGGCCCGGTTGAGGGCAAGGACGCCAAGGTCTCCCGCACCTGCGGTTGCGGCTGGACCACGAGCGTCTGGCACGTGAACGACGGTTCGGCCGAGGAGGAACTGCACGGCCACGTCACCCGCGTGCACGGCGGCACCTACCCGGCAGCCGTGACGGGTGGTGCCTCGTGCTGACCCTCCTCGCTGACCTGAACGCCCCGGCCGCTGTGTCGCTCGGCTTGATCCCTGCCGGTCTGCTGGGCGTGGTGCTGGCGTTCGCTGATGCGGACCCCGGCTACTTCGACCCGCGTCGGGCCGTACGCCGCGCGATTGAGTCCGGCCGCCTGGACCCGCTGCTGATCGAGCTCTCCAACGCAAGCGCCGCAGCCCGCGACGCCGTGCTCGACGCGGTCGCGTTGGTCCTCCTCCTCACCACCCGCCCGAAGGGAGCGCTCCGATGAACGGTCCTCAGCACTACCTCGCCGCCGAGCAGTTGCTCGCCATGGCCGACGAGAGCAAGGAAACGACCTTCGAGGGCCACAACCCCGAGGCCGACCGCATGATCGCCCGAGCCCATGTCCACGCCCTCCTCGCCAAGGTCGCTCTCGACGCGCTCTGCCAGCCCGTCGAGCCGCAGGAGGGGCCGGGCCAGCCGTCGCAGGAGTACTACGACGAGTGGGTCGAGGCCATCGAGATCGGCGAGCGGAACTACGAGGGTGTCGCGTTCGGCGGCACCACGGACCCGTCGGTCGTCTCCCAGCAGAACGCGGAGAACGCCCGATGAGCCACTCCTCGAAGCCGCCGCTCTCTGTCGAGCTCGGCGTCAACCACCTCCACGCCGTCCTCCGCGTCGACGCCATCCGCACCGACACCCTCATGCAGCTCGTCGCCGGATGGGCCGAGCCGAAGACCCGCGACGAGGTGCTCGACGCCCTCGACGAACTCGCCGACGTCGTCACCCGCGCCCGCCGTGAGGGCGAGTTGGACGCCGCGATCGAGCAGGTTGAGGACGTCGCCGGGATGGAAACGGCGCACGTGGAGGTGTCGATCCCGGACACGCGGCGTCTGCTGGCCGAGCTGACGGTGGTGGCGCGGGTGCTGTCCCGGTTCAACCCGAAGCGGCTGCTGCCGGGTCAGCGGGGTGCCGCATGAGCGCCCGCGACCTCGCCGCCACCCTCGCCATGTTCGCCACCTGGGCTGGCGTCTGCCTCATCGCCGTCGTCCGACCCGAGGTCGACGCCCTCACCGCGATGGCCGCCGCCGCAGCGATCGCCGTGACGTGCGCGCTCACACCGCATGACAGCCCGACCACCCGGAAGGACGTGCGCCCGTGACGGAGACAACAATCCGCCGCGAGTACCTCCTCGCCGCCCTCCGGCGCTTCGGCGGCCCGGTCACCACCAAGCGGGCACTGAACATCTACGCCAAGTCACGCGAGTGGACCACGGTCGGCAGACACACCGCACGCCGCGACCTGCGGGACCTCGCTCGGCGCGCATACCTCGTACCCGCCGAGCACCACGGGCGCCGCTTCTACCAACTCGGCAGCGACCCCAGCCCTATGCACCCCACCGCGCGCGGGTCCCGGAAGGCCCTCCTGGAGGCGATCCAGACGGAGGGCGGCGAGTGGACCACCAGCCGCATCAGGCACACGTGGCGGCAGCTCATCGGCACGCACGTCCTCCGCTTCACCGCGCGCCGCTACCTCGCCGCTCTGCACCGGGACGGCCACCTCGAACGCCACGGCGACGGCACCCCCCGCCGCTTCTACACCCTCGCGGGAGACACCCGATGACGACCACCGTGCCGGCCGAGGTCACCACCTCGGCCGCCGGGCCCGCGCCCATCACCGAGCCCGGCATCCACCAGCTGAGCAACGAGGAGTACCACGCCCAGCGCGACAGCCTCTCCTCGTCCGGCGCCCGCATGCTCCTCCCCCCGTCCTGCCCCGCCCTGTTCCGGCACGCACAGGACACACCTCAGGAGCCGAAGAAGACGTTCGAGCTCGGAACGGCCGCGCACAAGCTCGTCCTCGGCGAAGGCCCCGATCTGGTCCGCGTCGACGCGGAGAAGTGGACGACGAACGCCGTCAAGGCCGACGTCGCCGCGATCCGCAACGAGGGCCGCGTCCCGCTCAAGCCCACCGAGTACGAGCAGGTCCACTCGATGGCCGACGCCCTGCGCCGGCACCCCATCGCCTCGGTCCTGTTCGACCCGGCCCGCGGCCGGCCGGAGCAGTCCCTGTTCTGGCGCGACCGGCCGACCGGCGTGATGCGCCGGGCCCGGTTCGACTGGCTGCCTGACGCCCGCTCGGGACGCCTGATCATCCCCGACTACAAGACGTGCCGCTCCGCCGAACCCGGCGCGCTCGCCCGCGCGGTTCAGGAGTTCGGCTACCACCAGCAAGACGACTGGTACCGGGCTGCCGCCCGCGCCCTCGATCTCGCCGACGAGACGGCCGCGTTCGTCTTCGTCTGCCAGGAGAAGACCCCGCCGTACGTCGTCACGGTCGTCGAAATGGACGCCGAGGCCCGCCGTATCGGCGCCGCCCGGAACCGGCGCGCCCTCGAAGTCTTCGCCGAATGCACCGAATCGGGCGTCTGGCCTGGCTACAGCGACGAGATCGCCTACCTCTCCCTGCCCTCGTGGGCCGCCATCCGTGACACCGAGGAGTACCTGTGAACTACCCCGTCGAGCGCCCGGCGCCCGCCGCCGTGCCGACCCGCATCGGGCAGGGAACCGCTGTCGAGCAGTCGCGTGCCGTCGCCGAGGTGCAGGCCGCGATCGTCGTCGCACAGAACTGCCCCCGCGACATCAACGCCGCCATCGCCGAGATGCGCCAGTCCTGCCAGCAGATGTTCCTCGCTGAGCGGGCGTTCTTCCGCTACTCCCGCGGCTCCGGGAACATCACCGGCGCCTCCGTCCACCTCGCTCGTGAGTTGGCCCGCTGCTGGGGCAACATTCAGTACGGCCTGGTCGAGATGCGCCGCGACGACGAGTTCGGCCAGTCGGAGATGCAGGCCTTCGCCTGGGACGTCGAGAAGAACTCCCGCAACTCCTCGACGTTCATCGTCCCTCACAAGAGGGACCAGAAGGGCGGCCCGAAGCAGCTCACCGACATGCGGGACATCTACGAGAACAACGCGAACAACGGTGCCCGCCGTGTCCGTGAGGCGATCTTCGCGATCCTGCCGCCGTGGTTCGTCGAAGAGGCCAAGCAGATCTGCACGAAGACGCTGGCTGACGGCGGCGGCAAGCCGCTCCCGCAGCGCATCGCTGACGCCATCCGCGCGTTCGAGGGCATCGGTGTGACGCAGGACCGGATCGAGACGAAGCTCGGCCGGCCGTCGGGGAAGTGGACGGAGCACGACGTCGCGCAGCTGTTGGTGGCGTTCCAGTCGATCAACCGCGGTGAGGTGACGGCGGACGACGAGTTCCCGCTGCCGCGGGTGACGGTCGACGAGATCAAGCAGCAGGCGACGACGGGCCCGGCGTCGGAGGGCGCGGAGCGGCAGGAGTGGCCGGCGGCCACGCAGCCCGGAGCGGGGGCCCGCCAGTGAGCACCTTCGCTGAGATCCGCAAGGGCGCCTGGGACACCGAGACCACCGGCCCCAACCCGCTCGAAGACCGCATCGTCACCGCCGCGTTCATCGTCCGCACCCCGGGCGCCGAGGACCGCGTCTTCACCTGGCTCATCAACCCCGGCATCCCTATCCCCGCCGAGGCGTCCGAGGTGCACGGCATCACCGACGCCATGGTCCAGGCCGACGGCCAGGACCCGAAGACCGCCCTCGACGAGATCGCCACCTACCTCACCCACGCCATCGGGCAGGGCATGCCGGTCATCGCGTTCAACCACAGCTTCGACTGGTCGATCCTCCACTACGACCTCCAGCGCAACGGCCTGCCCACCATGGCCGACCGCGTCGGCCCCGGCCCGCTGCCCCTCATCGACCCGCACGTCATCGACAAGGAGTTCTTCAAGTACGTACGCGGGCAGGGCAACCGGAAGCTGAAGCCGACCGCCGAGCGGTACAACGTCGCCCTCAACGACTGGCACACCGCCGACGCCGACGCGCTCGCCGCACTCCTCATCGCCGAAGAACAGTTCGCGCGGTACAGGCAGCACCTCGGCCACATGGGCCCGGCCCAGCTGTTCGCGGCACAGCAGCGGTGGCGGGCGGAGCAGCAGGCCAGCTTGCAGGAGTGGTTCCGGAAGAAGGCCACTCCGGAGCAGGGCGGCGACCCGAACAAGGTGATCGACGGATCATGGCCGCTCATCCCGGCGCAGCGCGCGGGCGGTGAGAGCTGATGTTCGGCTTCACCACCACCCGCCGCCTGAACGCCGAGCTGGCCGCCGCCAAGGCCGAGACCAACCGGCAGCGCGACCGCGCGGACAAGTTCGAGAAGCGGGCCGACACCGCCGTCTTCAACCGGCAGCAGATCGCCCGCCAACTCGTCCAGGCGGACGCCGATAACCGGCGCTTGGCCGGGCGCAACCTCGAACTCGGTCGCCTCGTGTCCGCGCTGCGCGAGTCGGACCCTGAGCACGCCGCCGCCCTCGAACGCCGCATCACTCGCCTGCGGAAGGTGGGCGCCCGCATCCTCACCGCGTACGGCAAGGAGAAGGAACGCGCCGACCATTTGGCGACCACGGCCAGCCCCGAGGACATCGAGGCATGGGAAGCCCGGGCGAAGGCCCACGACACATGGCTGACGCCCCGCGACCTCGAGGCCCGCCCGGTCGACGGCGCCTCCGCCCGGCCGACACACCCGGCGACGGACCTGCGGCGCGCACTCGAGCGGTGCCGGGAGCTGGAGCGGCGTCTCACGCAGGTGGAGGGCCGCAAGGGGGTGCCCGCATGAGCCAGTTCGTCGCTGCTCTCACCGCCGCCGGCACCGCCGTGACCGCGGGCCTGGTCGTGATCGCACGCTCGTGGCCGCAGCCGACCAGCGCACCCCAGCCGATGGTCCGGCCGATCGAGGCGCTCCAAGTCGTCGAGGCCCACTGCCTCGTCGAGCACCGCACCACCGTGCACGTCCGCTTCGCGTGCGGCGACCTGATGTGCCTCGACTGCCGCACCACCGCCACCAACTCCGCGCCCAGCAAGGGGGACTGAGCCATGGGCTACAACACCAGCGTCAGCGGAGAGATCCGCATCGAGCCGCCGCTCGCCTGGCGGGAGTTCAAGGACAGCCCGTTCACCGGAACCGACAAGGACGTGACGCTCCACGTCGACGAGGAGACCGTCACTACGGATGACGGACCGCTGATCCGGAAGACGGCCATCGCCCTCGTGCCGACGTGGGAGGACTCCTACAAGGCGTACAAGCTCGTCGAGCACGTCCAGGAGGCTATCGACGCCTTCCCCGGCCACACGTTCACCGGCCGCCTGGACTGCGAGGGCGAGGAGAACACCGACCTGTGGCGTGTCGTCATCCGCGACGGCCGCGCCGTACGGGTCGAGCCGCGCATCGTCTGGCCGGACGAGGACGGTGCCGAGTGAGCACTCTCTTCGACCTCGCCACCCCGGCCGCCACCACGGCGGCCGGGCCCCGGCCCCTCGACACACCCACCGTCTACGGCCTCGACCTCTCCCTCACCTGCACCGGCATCAGCGACGGCACCGCCGCCGAAGCCCTCGTCCCCGGCGACCGCGACGGACACGACCGGCTTGAGTTCCACCGCCGAGCGATCCGTGAGCGGATCCCCGACGACACCAGCCTCGTCGTCATCGAGGGCGTCGCCATGTCCGTTGGCTACCGGCCGGGCGTGGAGGAGATGACCTACCTCCGCGGCCTCATCCGCCACGACCTGTGGCGCCGCCGTATCCCCTTCGCGATCTGCCCGCCGCAGCACCGCATCATCTACGCCTGCGGCGTCGCCAACCCGGCCAAGGACTACCCGCCCAGCAAGCGGAAGACGGCCGCCAAGGGCATGGTCCGTGATGCCGTCATCTCGAGGTATGGGGTGCCGTGCGAGGGCCGCGGCCGCTACGACCAGGCTGACGCAACGGTTCTGGCGGCGATGGGCCTGCACTGGCTGGGCTACCCGCTGGCCGTGCTGCCGGACACGCACCGGCGCGCACTGGACGGCGTGACGTGGCCGCTGAACATCCCGGCGGTGGCCCGATGAGCAATTACACCGGCACAACCCCCGACACCCAGCGCGCCACCGGCTGGCGCGACGCAGCTGCCTGCCGCGAGGTCGACCCCGACCTGTTCTATCCCACCCCCGGCGACACCCGCGGCACCAACGCCGCGAAGAGCGTCTGCCTCACCTGCACGGTCCGCCGCACCTGCCTGATCAACGCGCTCGCCGAGGAGGGCGGTAAGGCGAAGGACAACAGGTTCGGGATCCGCGGCGGCAAGACACACGGCCAGCGGTACGCGATGTACGCCGCCGCCCGCAAGCGGCGGCAGGCCGCACAGCAGGCCGAGGAGGCCAAGCCGAAGCCCGCGCCGAAGAAGCGGGAGCCCGCTAAGTGCGGCACCCGCGGCGGCTACCAGAAGCACCTGCGGGAGAAGACGGAGATCTGCGCGCCGTGCCGGCAGGCGAACTCGGACGCCGACAACCGGCTGCGACGCACTGGCACCACGAAGGCGGCGTCATGAGCAGCCGTATCCCGCAGCCCTGCGACGCCACCCGCGGCCAGCACCACGGCGAACTCCGCTTCTACATCAACGGCTGGAAATGCGACGCCCACGCCCCGTGGGCGGTCAAGGGACTCCCGAAGCCGCAGCCCGGGCCCGGCCTTCCCGCCGCCGCGTGGACGACGCCGTCGCCAATCTCCGACAGCCGGGTGCACGACGCCCGGGCGATCGCGTCGGGCAAGAGGCGGGCCAGTTCTGAGGCGTACCGGGCCGCGCAGGCCGCGGTGCAGAAGACCACCTGAAAGCGGCCCCGCCGACCGAACCGGCGGGGCCACCCACCCCAAGGAGAACACGATGAGCACTCCGACCACCCCGCTCAACAAGACCCAACTCGCCGCCGCCGTCGCCGCACAACTCGGCGTCAGCCTCGACGACGGATTCCGCACCCTCGACGCCGTCCTCGACACCATCACCCGCACCGTCACCACCGGCCGCGACGTAACGATCACCAACTTCGGCACCTTCCGTGCCGTCACCCACGCCGCCCGAACCGCCCGCAACCCGCAGACCGGTGCACCGGTCCCGGTCCCGCAACGAGCCGTCGTGCACTTCCGGGTCGCCCCGCGGCTACAGCAGGTCGTGCGCGCAGGGGACCCGACGGCATCGATCCGCAAGCGGTCGAGCCGGTGAAGCAGTTCACGACCGGGCTCCTGCTGGGCTCCTCCTCGTCCGGCATCGCCTACGCCTGCGGGGCCTCCCCGTACTGGACCGCCGGGGTCGGGCTGATCGTCGCGGTCCTGGTGTGGTTCGGCGAGTTCATCCTCGACGACCTCCTCTGACCGCCTGACCTGGCGGCCGGCCCCCGCGGCGCCCCAACGCCGACGGCCGCCACTCCGGGCCCGCCCCGCACTTACCCCCGCCAGCCGGGGCGGGCCCACCCCTCAACCACCAGACGAGAGGCACCACATGACCACCCTGAACCTGGCGCCCGGCGCCCAACTCCGCGGCCTCGACCGGGCCGTCGCGGCAAAGCAGGCCGCCGAACTGTACGTGCAGGGCTGCACCATCCGCTCCGTCGCCCGCCAGCTCGGCCGCTCGTACGGCTGCACCCGCGCTCTGCTGCTGGAGGCCGGGGTGAGGTTGCGGCCGAAGGGCGGACTCCGCGTCCGGAAGGCGGCCGTCTGATGGGCCTCTACCACTCCGTGAACGTCGTCTACGGCATCGAGATCCCGCCCCACACCGACGTCGACGAGATCGACCGAGCGCTCCAGAACCAGCCCTACAACCCGGACAGCGTCGGCTACATCGTCGTCGGCGACTGCGACCAGCTGCTCCTCGCGACCCGCTGCGTGCGAGTCGACGAGAACGCCGTGGTCCCCCTGACGCCGGAGTTCTTCACCCCGTCGGGGCTGTCCGACTGGGGCGTGGCCCTCCATGAGGCGGCCGTGCGTCTCGGGCTCGCCGAGCATCCGGCGCCCGGCTGGCTGGTGATCCACAACTACCGCTGACCACCCGCAGACGGCCCCGCCGACGCGAATTCGGCGGGGCCCCCACCCCAAGGAGAACACGACATGGGCTACACCACCTCGTTCGAGGGCCAGGTCACCGTGACCCCGCCCCTAAACCCGACCGAGATCAGCTACCTCCGCGACTTCGCCGAGAGCCGCCGTCACCAGCGGCCCGAAGGCCCGTACTCCACCCGCGACTACGGGTACAGCGAGCTCGGACACCCCGACTACAACACCCCGCCCGACGGACAGCCCGCCCTGTGGTGCAACTGGGAGCCCACCGACGACGGCACCGCCATCCGCTGGAACGGCGCCGAGAAGTTCTACGACGCCACCAAGTGGATGCAGTACCTCATCGACCACTTCCTCAAGCCCGACGGCGCCGCCAAGGGACAGCCCGGCTTTGAGGCGTTCACCTTCGACCACACCGTGACCGGCGTGATCCAGGCACAAGGCGACGACCCGGCCGACCAGTGGGAGCTGCTGGTCCTCGATAACGAGGCCGTCGGCGACGGAATCCACGGCTACTGACCCTCTGACCGGCGGCCGGCCCCCACGGCGCCCCCACGCCGACGGCGCCACGGGCCCGCCCGTCACCAACCCCCGCCGAGGGGTGGGCCCACCCCCAACCACCACACCACCAACCCAGAGAAAGGCACACCGTGACCCAACCCATCGACGCCGACGTCAAATTCGACAGCAAAGTCCTCACCGACGTCGCCGAAGCCCTCGAACCCCTCGCCGAGGAAATGTTCAATCAGCGCCGCGGCCGGTGGATGGCCGTCGTCGAACTCGGCCACGTCGAGCGCAGCGAGCCCGGCCCGGACGAGGAGAAGAACCCGACGGTCAAGGTGCGCGTCACCTCGATCGAAGTGGCAGGCGACGAGGTCACCGCCGGACGGCTCCGCTCCGTTCAGCGGGAGATGTACGACCGGCGCACCAGCGGCGGCACCCTCTTCCAGCAGGACGACGAGGTCGCCTGACCGCCATGTCCACCAGCCGCAGCACTCAGGGCGCGTCGCGCCGGTCGTGTGACCGGTGCGGCGCCTCCGTGCTGCGCCAAGAGGTAGGACACCGGGCCGCGTTGAAGGTGACCGCCGACGCCGAGCCGATCCCGCTCGACCGTGCGCTCGCGCTCCGGGAGCCGAACCGATTGGTGTGGTGCCTGGCGCGGCTGCGCAGCGGCGATGTGGAACTGCGGTGGCGGTGCCGGGGTCGGCTGCCGTGCGGTCACGACGTGGTCATCGAGCACCGCTGCCCGACCGAGGCGTCTCAGTGGGGGCGCCGGCCTGAGGGGGCGATGTGGTGACGTCAGGCTTCGCCGAGCGCGGACTTCGCGCGCTCGTAGAACTCGTGCGAGACGAGGACGGCTTGCGGCTTGTCCCGACGTGTGAGCACGACGCGTTGCCCGAGCAGACGCACCTTCGCGATGACCTCGGTGAGGTTCGCGCGGGCATCGGACACACCCATGTGCACTTCGTCGGACGTAGCCATGCGACTACTGTACACGCCCGCCCAACATCAAAGTCCGTCGCGTTGTACAATTCAGTGGTAGGTGAGGTCCCGGAGAAACAAGCGCTGACCTGCTAATTCGCGCTGCCTGCCCACCCGAACTCCCGCAAGGAGCACCACCCGAGTGACCGAGACCCCGAAACAGCACCGCCACCCCGGCGAGTGGCCCGTCCAGCCCGTCCGCACCGACACGGCCGAGACGAACCACGACGAGCTGTACGTGAAGCGCGCCCAAGAACGAGCCCTTCACGAAATGGTCCTCGGCTCCATCCGCCACGACCTCAACCAGCAGCCCACCCCCAGCGCCATCCGCACAGCCGCCACCCGCTGGAAGAACGCCATCACCCAGCTCGCCGACGAACTGATCAACACGCGGAGGAACGAACGATGACCACCACCGCGACCGCGACGCTCTTCGACGACGAGCCCACCGCCGAAGCCGCCACCCCAGCCCAAGTCACTGACCGGCCCGAGCCCGTCTACGGCCTGCGGCCCGCCCCGGCCCGGCTCATCGCCGCCCACGACGCGGACATCCACGACGCAGAAGGGCGCCCGCTCCTGTACCTCGTCGTCACCTGCTGCCCGTACTGCGAGCACCAGCACATCCACCCCGCCGGCCACGTCGGCCAACCCCGACTCTGCCCCCGCAACTCCCGCTGCGTCGGGCAGACCAACGGCGCCTACTACTTCCCGGCGGTGCACCAGTGACCACGGCCCACCACACACCCACGGACGTGGCCGCCGACATCGACCTCGTCAGAGCATCCCTCGCCTTCCACTTCCAAGACGTACCCGGCCTCCTCTCCATCTGCTCCGACAAGGACGGCTTCGCGGGGCGGCGGTTCACCACCGACGAGATCGGCATCGCCGCCGCCACCCGGTACGTCAGCGACCTGGAACGCCGACGCCCGAAGGGCATCTACACGCAGGTCACCACCCTGCGCGAACGCCCCGCAGAAGGACGCGGCGGGAAGGACCTCGCCCACGGCCTCACCCTCCTGTGGGCCGACGGCGACTACGGCCAGCTCGGCCACAAGCCCGGCCTCGACGACATGCCCCACCCCATCGACGCCGACCACGTCCAAGAAATCGTCCTCGCCTCCGGACTCCCCGCGCCGAGCGGCTGGTGGCACTCCGGCGGCGGCTTCAACCCCATCTGGGCACTCGCCGAGCCGCACATCATCACCGGCGACGAAGACCGTGCCGCGATCGAGCAGTTCACCATGGCCCTTCAGGCCGTCCTCGGCGCGTCCGCCTACTCACACGGCTGCTCCTGGGACACCCAGATCGGCAACCTCGACCGGCTCATGCGCGTACCCGGCACCGTCAACCGCAAGGCAGAGCCCCGCCCCACCGGCAGCTACCCGGGGACCGAAGAGGCGATCGACCTCAGCGTCATGCGCGAAGCCGTCGCCCGCCTGGAACCGGACGCCCGCATCCTGCTGGAGAAAGCCGCCGCCGAAAAGCGTGCCCGCCAAGACGCGCGCACCGGCCGGATCACCCCCGCCCCCTC